TCTTTAGTATTTTGCCAACGTTCATCAGTCCAATAGTCTATGTCACTATTTTCATCTCCAACGACACTTTCAAAAGCATAAATCATTTTGTCAATTGCATCTGCCCAATCATCAAATTCCTCAAATTCCTGTGGATAACTTTGCGAACCATCTTGTAACTGTTCTAGAGCAGGAATAATTATCAATGCTAGTGTAAGATCTAATGCCCATGTATCCCACGGATGTATTTCTACATCAATGTCTTGAGTACCATCTTCTTGTAGCTCACCAATAATTGCTCTCATTTTATATTCCTCGGCCTGCCGTCATCATCAAGGGCAACATTTACAAAATCCCCACACGCTACTTTGTCATTACCTACGTATACGTCAATGTGTACGGTTGCAGATGTTGTCCCTAACTTTACAATGTGTCCATAGCAAGAGACTAAATCTCCTATTTGTACACACTTAAAAAATTCTATATTATTAACTGCTCGGGTAGCACTCTTTCCTTCTGGCGCTATATGTGCAGATGCCAAGTCCATTAAACCCATAAGCCAGCCACCAAATATATCGCCCCGAGCATTGGTGTCTCGCGGCATTGCTGATACTTGTATAACTAACTTACCTAGTAATTGGTTAAAAGCCATTTAATTGTCCTTGGATATAATTCATGCTCCACTTTGTGTATTCGTTGTTCTAAATCGTCTAAACTATCATGATTGAGTATAGGAACTCTTGTTTGCTCTATAATAGAGCCAGTGTCCATTCCCGCGTCTACATAATGTACTGTAACGCCGGTCTCATTAATTCCTGCGTCAAATGCTTGTTTAATAGCACCCGCCCCCTTGAACTCTGGAAGTACGGATGGATGAATGTTTATTATATGAGATTCCCAGCGTTGTACAAAACCAGGGCTCAAGAGTCGCATAAAGCCGGCGAGTACTATTAAATCTATTTTATGTTCTTCACATACATTTGTTATTTTATGTTCTAATCGTTTAAGGCTAGACAATACGTATGTAGGTATTCCTGCCTCTTCTGCTCTTGTTAATCCATAGGCATTCGGTTTGTCAGACAAAACATACTTAACAGGCAATTTTGCGTCTAGAATTGCCTGCAAGTTTGTTCCTGAACCAGATAGTAATACTACTATTCCTGACACTACGCCTCCGAGTAACTTGAGTTTAAAATTTCACTAAATCTTTGAGCGTCATCGCCCAATCTCTGTAGGTTATGTCTGCCACAAAACTTCATAAAATGAATCCCTACATTAGTATTTTTCTTCGCTGTAATACCGTTTATAGTTTCATTCATTTGTTCTCTAATATTGTCTGGTTGTTCCATTAAATCAATGAGTCTTTTATTGCGCTCGTAATCATCCTTTACTCTATGCTCAATATTGTTATGATCAACCCAACGTTGAAGCATCATATTGTTCCAAGCAAAACCTTGATTGGTTCTGTCTTCAAATGCTTCTTTTAATTTGTTCTTTCTAATACGTGGATACGCACTAAAAACGTTATCACTAGCATCACCCCTCATACACTTTTCAAATAATAACCACTCGGGGTTGGGTATTTCTTTTGGCTCTTTGGTCTTTTTATCTATGACCATGTCGCCTTTCTTATTAAAAATACCATCAATTGTTATTAGTTGATCGGTAATGCCATTGTATTGTTTAACGTTATCTGTTATAAGTTGATAAAAATCACTATCACTGCTTATAATATAGTGTTCATCAAACGGGTGATTTTGAATAAATCCCGCAATTAAATCATCTGCTTCTAATACGCTATTTTGTATTACTGAGCAATTTGTTTTATTTTCTAAAAATGTAACAAACTCAGTAAACACTTCCCAAAAGAGTTCATCTTCTTCCTGCTCTCTTTCTGTAAGTGCTTGCCGTGCTACGACCCTATTCTTTTTGTAAGGCTCGTAATAATCTTTACGCCAACTACGTCCTTCTAAACAAAAGATAACGTGGTCAGTTTTAAATTCTCGCCATACTTTAGCAACACTATTCAGCGTCACGTGTATAGCAAGTCCTAGTTTAGTGTCAGAATCAACACTCTTTGCTACAACATGCCTTGCTCTAAAAAACATGTTAGCAGTATCAATTAATAGATATCTCATAGTAGCACTCTATGGAATTGAAGTTACGGCCACCCCAGGTGATGGCCGCTGACTTCTGTTGGTGAATTAAGCTTTCTTAGTAAAAAGCCAATATAGGGTTGCAGCTGCTACTAAACCAACTAGACCGCTACTACCTAGTGAACTCACTAGTCCTATAATATTACCTACAACATCACCGGGCAAGAACGCCACTGATGGTCCAAAGATTATTTGGACAATTACTGCTAAGGCGATTAGTGATACACCAACTTCTGTTAGTTTAGTCACCCACCCTAGTATGTTGTCTACCATGCCAGCCATATTATTACCTCCTGAGGTTTTATTGAATGTGCATAATTGATGCACTGGCAAATCATAATTACATAATTGTAACTATAATCTATATAGTATAACAGATTATACTATCTGTGTCAATCTATTCAGCAGAATACGAGCCCATGCTTTGTGAGCGTCTGGACCATAGTATTCTGTGCCTGGATTGAAAAAGAGATTCTGTTTTGTCAATTGAGAAACCATAGTTTCCTGTGGTTCATACGGACCGATATAAGAATCTCCAAAATCATATCGATTATTTTCCTGAACATTCAGACAATTGACCGTATTAAACATAAGGTGTTTTGTTTTAGTATTATTTAATTGTTCATGTAATTGTATTACATCTTTTAGTAGGCTTTCATGTCCGCGTAATAAACCATCCCAGTTTTCCCAACCTATTATAGCGATTACGTCTTGTGGGTGTGGTTTAGTATTAACATACCGCATAGTAGTCGTCATAATAGTTTCATTATTATAATTTGCTTTTGATATATTAAAACTTCCTATTTTCATTACAGGTGTTATATGTATTTGCCATGCGTTTGTTTTATTATCTGGATGTGGAACATCACCAAGATGCATCCACGATTGATCGTCATGTGCATATGAGTAATCATTAACACACTTTACGGCCGCTGTGTGCGCGCCACCAACACAAATAATACTACTCATTTTTCCCGATCCACTTCCAAGCGTCTATCCATTTTTTACCAATGTAAATCAATGCTATTAATATTAATAATATAACTGCATCACCATACCAAGGTAAGTCAGTATTAAGACTTACTCCACCTACATTTAATCCAGTGTCAGGTGCTGTTTGTTCTACGGAAACAGTATTATCGTCAGTATTAATTGTAATAGTCTTGCCTTCACTCATTCGTATTCTCTCCTACCGCCTTCTATTTCTTTTCCTTGTACAATGCTTTCTGCAAATACTTCATCATCATATGTTTCTAATGCAATTTGTTTGCACAAGTCTTGGAACCATTGGTCTACTACATCTTCATCTGTATCGCCAACTAATCCATGCTTGCGTAACATGGCCGGAAAATGTTCATTCCAGTCTAATTCAAAAGAACCATTGCGTGGATTATCTTCATCTACTTCCACGTCAACAACAGTAAACCAAGGCTCTTCATCTTTAGTTGCTTGTTCTTTTGGTGTTAGTTTTGTTTTTTTAGGAGCAGATTCTGTTTTTGGTGCTGGCTTAGGCTTTCTAATTGCCTTCCCTAATTTATCAAATATTCCCATTATTGTATTACCTTGCCTTCTTTTTCCTTAATCGCTAATGCCATAGCAACTCCCTCGGGTGTTAATGTAACGTAATCTTCATACATTTCTTTCCAAATAGCAGAGGGTTTTATTCCAAGACGTTCTAATAATGATCCAATTGATATTTCAGTTAAGCCTTCTTTTTTACATTCTAATAAAACTTGTAACATGAGTTCTTCTACCTTTGGATCTCCTTGCTCCATCGGTAAGTTACTTAAATATTCTGGTAAGTCCATTACGTTCCCCATGCGTTTCCGAATAAGTCGGAATGTAGTCTTGGACTGTATTTTAGTCCATATTTCATTGCTAGATCTGCAACGTGGCGTGAATTAAAAGAGTAATCTTCATAGCATCCGCCTACTGGCATTACATACACTGGACATTCTACTCCAGCACTTCTGTATGCCTCAACAGCCTCCAACACTTCATAAATACCCTCTTCATTATCTATCACGAATTTAAAATACATATCTGATTTCTGAACAGCAGAGTATTCTTTCGCTATCTCTGGATTAATAGCATCCGACCACTTTTCGCCACTTGTTGATAGTTTAGGACTACAGGACCAAGTGATCCATGGCCTGTTTGTGCTTGCGAAAAAGTCATTCCATCGTAATGGCTGTGTGGTATTTGTCTCAAATGTCATATGCTTTAAACTAGACATCATTGGGTCCTTGAATAATGTCGGATATATACGTTGCCATAGCATAGGCTCACCACCTGTTACAACTAAATGTATTTCTTCCCACTGGTTGCGTGGTGTTATGCTTAATAAATCTATTACTACATCGTCTATCGTAGTTGTTGTAGCAAACCGTTTAAAACGTGGATCCCAACTAGCATAACTATCACAACCTGTTTTAACTAATGGTAATCCATCCATTGATGTATAATCATCTGGATTAATCCAATTACGTTCTTCGCTTAATTGTCCTGCTGGCATTCCAAAGCCTTGGCATTTGAAGTTACAACCAAATAAACGTAGGAAAACACTCGGAGTCCCTACCCATCTACCTTCGCCTTGCAGGCTGTAGAATATTTCAGTATATCTAACTTTCATTTTTCTTTCCTTTAGATTTATTCCATTCTTCTAACCATTCTTCATGCGTGACCATGTAGTGTGGACCGATAATAAATCTCTTTGCTAAAAGCCGTTCTTTTTCGCGTTCTTTCTCTCTTTCAGGATACTCATTTACTATTATAACAATATTTTTGAGATTGTCAATGGTATTTGCCTCATAAGGAGACCTATAATAATGCCGCTCATTAAGATTATCTAAACATCTTTGAGCAAGCTCTTTAATATCTTCCAAGTCATCGCGCATAACTTTCTATGTACCTTTTAAGCGTTGTAGAGATCTACGGTGCACCATCCATGGCAGATCGATTTCATACAATCTCTCCCAATCTGGAAAACCAATTGGTAATACTTGTAGCCATAATACTCTGAGTTCTTCCAGCAAGTCCCAACGCATCTTGTTAGACTCTAGGTCTAAATAACTTAACATAATAGTTATAGAATCTTTAAACTTATATTCATCTAGAATGCTTGACATATCGAATACGTGATAATGTTTTGATTTTCGCGCAAGATTCGAGTTTTCGGTATACTCGCAGGGTTTCTGTCTTATATCCAAAATCCATTTATAATTTTTGAGGAAAATAGTTTTATGGTTTTCATATTTAAAATATGGATCATGACTCATGATAGAGTGTACTAAGGCAAAATAATAGATATCCTGCTTTGTTAACATAGACCACACATTCAATTCTGATCTAATTGAGGAATTGGGATCATCAGGTTTTTCGCAATGACCGAATACTTCTCCCCTTACGTGTTTTAAGTCAAAGTCAGGATCAAGTCGTAAATCTTTAGCATCAAATCCACCAGTAATATTTTGATCTATAAATTCCATATGTTGTTTTTTTTTCATACTTAATAAAAACAATGCTTTAATACAATTATAACTTTTCTCAGGCGTCAATTTTCCGTTCATTTTTGCATTCGCCAAAACTTTGCACGGTAATATTACTTTAGGATGCATGCCTAGGCAGTTAACAATAAATCTAGCACCTGTCCATGGATGAAAAGGTATTACAATAAGTTTGTCCGTTTTTCTGTTAATTAAATCTTCATCAGCTAATCTCATTTTTTCATTACCTTGCATAACTTTCTATGCCGCCTTCTCTGTGTATGTCTAGTGTTAAACAATGTAATCCACCATCCCAAAAGAATCTATGTCTAAACGGTGCTACTATGGGTTCTATATTGTGTGATCTAAACCACTTAAACAAATCTTTGTTCTCTGTAATACATAATACAGTTTCTGGGTTGATCACTAACACATTAACGTCCCATACAGTTTCCTCGCAAAAGCCTACCCATTCTGAAAACCACGCATCCACAAAATCAATTAATTCATCATTGTGCTCTTCACCTGGCACCCACCATTTTCCATTTACTTTTTCTCTAATCTCCAAAAATGGAGACATATCCGGCCATTGAGCATCAGGCAAGTAAAATACATCCCAATTTGGAAAGTATTTTTTAAAATTTAAAGCTTCTCCATTGCTAATCCAAGCACCAGGTTTAATTGGATTATAAATTCCATCACTATGCCCATCATTGAAAGCAGTTATGATTTTATAATCTTTAAATCGTTCTTTAAAATATCTGTATGTTGGACTAGGTAATCCATCTAAAATAATAGTGTCTCCTAATCTAATAATGTTTGGTCCGTTACTGATACAATTTTCAATATTAATTGGAAACTCTTTAATTACTTCTCCGTCATATCCTTCAATTTCTTCAAATAAGTTTTCATAAAATATAGCCGAAGAACAGCCAGCTCCATATGATTTAGAATATAACTCCCGATCAATTGACCTAAGTTTATACATTGTATCATCTACAACAATTTGATCATCACGGGGAAATAATGGTGGCCGAGTCAATGTTCCGGGGTCAGCATATATATCATAAGAATTGAGCCAATTCTGAACCCCTTGCTTATCTATTAATCGTGGGAAATATCTTAAAACTTCATCAATATTTACATTTAACTCATCATCAACACACGCACCGCCGACTTTATATATGTTGTAAATATGATCAAAATCGAATATTCTTGGACGTTTAACTGTGACATTATAACTCTCTAGTATTTCACGTATGTTATCTAAATCTTCTATAGTTTCTTCTGTTATTTGTCTAAGAATATTTTTTACTTTTTTGTTATCAACATAATCAAAAAAGTCAGGACGATAACAGTCACCAAGCCAACATTCAACTAATGGCTGAAATCCTGTATTGCAATTTATTATAGCCAACCTTTAAAGCCAGCGTCAGGGTTAGTATAAATGGAACTGTTCTTGTCATTTTCTCTTGCTTCTACACTAATAACCCATGCTCGTCCTCTTGTTCGTTCCCGCAACCATTCATCTGCCCACATACAAATACGGAATGCTGTGCCTTCCATACCCGGACCTTCTTCTTGCACAATTAACTTACATACTCCTGCATCGTGCATTGCTTGGAATGTTTCCATCCACGGATCATCATGATCAACTACAAATGTATGATCATAATTTTCATCTAACCATTGTTTTACTCCATCCAAGTCACCATAGTCGACAAGAAACCCTTCCTTTGTCATTGTCTGTGCACCAAATACAAAATGAAAACTACGACTATAGCCGTGTATCAAATGACAATTTCCGTCGTGCTTATGTTGTCTATGAGCACATGGAAAATTATAAAAACTCTTTGTTGATGTAAACTCTGGAACGTCACTCATTACATATCTCCTATAATATATGTGCGTGTTCTAACGCTTCATATGCAAACCAAATACCAAATAATAAAAATGTATATCTTGTAATATTAAATAAATTATGTTGTATTATTTTTCTTTTCATTATTATTGGTGTTGCTATTACTACGACCACTATTGCTATTATAGCACCAATTAACTTAGATGTAAAGTCTCCTGTATCCATAAACAAGAATGTATTAATCTCCATACTCTCACGGAAATAGATAATAAATATCGCACTTGCACCTGCAAATACTCCAATACCTTTCCGTGCTTCTTTAACATGTTTACTAATATGTTCCTGTATGTTTTTCGAATTAAAAAACAGATACAACATTAATAATGCGAGCACACCGTACGTTGCCCACTCATACGGTTCAAGTATCTCACCTAGAATATAACCTCCACTAACGCCTGTAATAAGTCCTGCTATAGCAGATAATATTATTGGCATTGTAATAGTTAGTGAACCTATTATTAAATAGGTTAAGAATACTATTTCTAATACTTCTCTACCTACATATACAAAACCACTAATTATATTTTCCATTACATTTTCCTATCATGATTATGAAAAACTGGGTGTATTACTATAAGAAAATAAAGCATTGATCCAAAGGGCATAAAACATATCATACCAATTGCCCATAGCATTTTACGTCCAAACGTCATTTCTCTGTGGTATAATTCCCATAGTGTATATACTGCCAATGCTAAACCAAATGCCACTCCAAATTCCATCATAATTGACATCCTGCCAAATCAAAACATAATATTACTACTACTATTATGCCTAATATGTATTGTGTTCTTTGTTTCATTACCAATTCCTATAATACCACCAACATTCCCATGGGAATACAACCCACGATGGGTCTTCTATTTTGTTAATTGAACGAGCAGAATATTTTACATCCTTAAACTCACTACCTTCATTGTCAATTAATACGGCAAATCTAATATTCCGCCGCCACAATGCTTTGTTTTCTGCTGGCATATGTACATATGCCAGCGCTGGCATATGTACTGCCTCGCCATATAAATGTGGCTCTATAGTGTTCTCCCAATCATTTACCATCCATTGGAAAGTTGCGCCAGTGTCATTTATATCATCTATGATAAGAATTTGTTTGCCTTCCAGTGCATCTAATGGTATTTCAGGATTAGATTGTTGTTGTACATTATCGCGCAACCTAACATCTTGTATAACCATAGGACGATTAAGATAATGACTTAGCATTACCGCAGGTAATAAACCACCTCGCGGTATGCCCACTATATAATCAGGTGTCCAGTTGTCTGTATTCATTTGATAACAAATATCTAATACATATGACTTAACATCTTGCGTATCAGTATCTATAATTTTAGTCATACTCTGTGTACCAATTGCATAAACTCTGCTCTGTGTGCTGTATCTGTTTTATACCGCCCACCTAGTTTGCTTGTAATAGTAAATGAACCTGTGTCCTCTACTCCTCTATGCTTAACACAGAAGTGAGCGGCATCAATTATCACAGCAACTTCTGGTGTATCTAAGATATAACTGAGTGCGTGATAAATTTGTTCTGTTAAACGTTCTTGTATTTGTGGTCGTTTAGAAAAGTATTCTACAATCCTGTTTAACTTGCTTAAACCTAATACTTTTTGATTTGGAATATAACCTACGTGTGCTTTACCGTCTATAGCAACTAGATGATGCTCGCAAAAAGAAGACACTTGTATGTTCCTTTCTACAACCATCTCATCGTAGTCTATTTTGTTTGCTACTGCTGTGCATTTAGGGAATGTATCTGGATGTAATCCCCAAAATATTTCGTTGACATACATTTTAGCAACACGTTTAGGCGTGTCAAGTAAACTGTCGTCTGATAAATCCATCCCCACAATCTCAAGAACCTCTCGCATTCTGCTTTCAATTGCTTCAATCTTATCTGTTCTTGACAGAGTATACAGATTTGAGGTGACAGGCGTTTCAAGGCCTAATGCTGATAAATGTGCGTGGACTTGCTGACCCAACTCAGGGTCAGTCTTTGTTTTGTTATAACTCATTTTCCTTCCTTACTCGGTTGTTGTTTTACATCAGTTACCTTTGTGTAACTCTACTAATATTTATATGTCTAGAATGTTGTCAAACATAATATCGGCACTTAAGAAATTATGTGTTAATACCTCTACTTGTTCATCCAAGTATTCTTTTTTCACAATGTCATAGTTATCACATAATTCCACAACAAAATTTTCTAAATCTTTTTTATGCTCTAGATAGTTACCATAACTTTCAGTCCATATACTTGGATACTTAAATACATCCTTGTACATTTCACTATAACTTGCTCTGTCCGGAACGATAGGAATAGCACCTGCTAAACATCCTTCCATCATACTAATACCCAAATTCTCATGTAGGCTACAACTAAACACCGCCTTTGCTCGCCCCATTTCTTCGTAGTATTTTTCTTTACTTAAATCTAACTGCTGAGTAATTAAAACACTATACGGACGTAAATTAAGATCTTCTACAATTTCAGGCTGTTTATCCTCGTTATAACGATGCGGCCACATAATAGTATCTTGTTTCGGGTTATCATAATACTGTTGTAATTGTTTTACAATAGGATTATGTGGTTGCCCACTACGTATCGCCTTGTTGTGATATATGTCAGGTATTTCCAAGTTGTGTAAAAATATGTTTTTGTGGAAATTACTTGCATAATAATTATAGTCACATGCCATATACCACGCTTTTTCTTGTAAGTGTGGCCATGGTTTGGACATCTTTAAACCCAATATGTCAGTTGGATCGTATGCGCCTGCATGCCAAATACCGTGTATCTCTACAGGTATGTCAAGCAGTTCGCTCATATATTTGATGGGCGTTACTATGAAGTTCCAAGCATCAGTAATAAGGAATTTGTCGTCGGGGAGGATGAGACCCTTACTAAACAATTCACTTACTTGCGCGGTTTGGCTAGCCTTGTACTCATTTGTTTTTCCGAAGTCAAGGAACGCACCGCTGGTGGTTTTATCTTCAACAGTAACCCCATCAATAGTTTCTACACAATATTCTAAATTGTGTTCGGCTATCTTCTCATTGAGAAGTGATGGAATATTATCGTACCATTGTTTTGTATAGCGTTGATCTATAGGTTCAATGGGTATAATATAAATTGTATTCATTGGTATAATCTTGTAATATCTTCTTCGTCACATTTGTCACCATATTGTACTTCTACAATGCTTAATTCCTGTCTTGAGGGATTAATTAATTGATGCCAAGTATCTGCTGGTATAACTAATGTTTCAGTTTCATGTAATATAACAGTAGTGCTATTATCTTCTATTAAATCTTGCTCTAATGTTTTACTACCCCGTGGGTAATCTTCACTAAGTATCACCCTTGCTACGCCACTATTAACGCACCAAAATTCGTTTCTATATTCATGTTTTTGAAAACTTAAACACATACTAGGACTAACTACTAGTTCTTTTACTTTAACTTCGTTGAAGTCGCCTAGAACTCTGTAATATCCCCATACGCGATGTTCCTTTTGAACTTCTTTAAGAATTTCGTGAATTTGGGTATTCGCGTTTTTTGTACTCTCTGTTGTCATGACGCTTGTTATCGAATCGCTTTTTATATTGGTTAAAGGGATAGCCAGGCCATTGACGTGCCTTGCCCGTATCTTTCCATCTAAGGAAATCATCATAAGGAGTTTTTCCCTTATATAGATGTGCCTCGTTAAATACCCGCCCAAACTCCCTACAAAAATTGCGGTATTCATCTAGATCTTCAAAGACCTTTATAACTGCTTCTTTCATTGTTATTATTCTGCGGCTAAGGTTATAGGATAGACGCAATGGCAGCCGTTTTCGCCATCTTCGCCTACTTCGATCCATACTTCTCTATCTGGGTATTTGTCGTTAATAGCCATATAAAGATCATCAGCAATCATCTCACAGGACTTGTAGTCCAGTTGTAATGTGCCTGCATACAAGTTTTCCATCCAACGCTTAAACTGGATAAATTCAATATCCCTGTCATCGTGGAATACTTGTATAGTAACTCTAAAGTGGAATGTGTGGCGATGCGGATATCCAAGAAAGGATACATCATACTCATCACCAGTTGCTAGTGCGGGGTCTTCCAAAGCGGCAGGGTATTTGTGTATGCCTTCTTTTTGGAATTTAACCCAAATCATCTTGGGCATTTGTTGGACTTTTTCTGTCCTTAATTGACGTCTATGATCGTCTATGTTGAATACTTCATTCATAATTAACTCACAGGTTCAGTTGATACGTGTTCTTCTTTTCCATCTACCCCTTCCCACGATTTGTGGTCGGGCATTGGGTCCTTTTGCTCTGTTATGTTGGGCCATATTCTAGAGTATTTGTCATTGAATTCTGCCCAATCTATACTGCCAGTTTGCGTGTATTCATTGTCTGGTACAATGGCTTCAATGGGACATTCAGGCTCACATATACCACAGTCAATACACTCGTCTGGATGTATAATTAGCATGTTTTCGCCTTCGTAAAAGCAGTCCACCGGGCATACTTCTACGCAGTCCGTTAATTTACATTTAACGCAAAGTTCATTAACTATATATGTCATAACGTAATTATACTATGACCACTTGATATTGTCAAGTAAAGATGAGTGTCCTTCTTTGTATTGTATCACTACATTTCCTTTGGCGTCAATACCGTCCCAAGTGAAATCTTCGCCATATATCAGACCTAATGTGCCCAGATGGTTGCATAGCATAGCAACTGCTTCAACGGTTCTGTAGCTGGCGTTTAGTGCGCCGCCTTCTACAGTTTTACCCGATGTTTCTCCTATCCATCTATCACGGACAGTAACTTTATTAATATTAAACCTTCCGATTTCCATCAGTATACTGATTTAATCTTATCCGCAACACCATACTTTACTGCCTCGTCAGCATTAAGCCATACATCTTGTGGCGGTAACAATACTTCACGAATCTTCTTTTCAGTAAGTCCAGTACATTTTTTATAATGTGATAACATACGTTCTGTACTCATTTCAAATTCTCGCACAACTGCGAATAATTCGTGTTCTTTACCTCTACTGCCCCAACTATATTGGTGACTTAATATGCTAGTATTTGGTGTAATTGTTCTATAGCCTTTTTGCCCTGCCATAAATGTCAGTACGCCACAAGAAGCAATCATACCTAATCCTATTGTGCGTACAGGAATAGAAGATCCCTTCATAACATCTATTAAAGCAAATGCGTGTGCAACTTCACCACCAGGACTATTAATCATTAGTGTAAGATATTTTGGTTTTAATTTTGTAGGTAATACGTTTTTCTCAAGTATAAACCTAATTGCCATACCACATGATTCTTCATTAAAGTCAGTCATAAACATATGAATGTTATTATCATATAGTGGATCACCGCTTGGTTGCGGGCCACGTGGGCGTTGTGGTTTTGGACCTGCTTCTGTATCCTTATCCGCGGCCGCGTTCTTAACTGCTTTTGCTTTCTTTTTCTTTACTGCCATGTTTTTGCTCCTCTATATCATTGATTCGTTTCTCTATAGGAAATCGAATTATATTATTATGTTGTTTGTTTAGTTCTATACGTTGCTGTATATACTCTAAAAGTGTCATTACTCAAATAAGTTATGAAATGACTCCTCTGCACTATATACTTCCTTGGCCATCACTTCATCCTTTCCCATTGGTTCTATGCCTAATTCATCTGCATAGGCTTCAGAAGTATTTACCCCTTGGATGCGTGTAAACCATCTACTATATTTCTCTACTTCAGCAATGGCATTAGCATGATCTTTCTTAGAAAATATCTCGTGAATCACTTCTGCTATGTGAGCGCCATTTGGTGCTATTAATTGTTTAGGCATTATTCCTTGATCATAACATTCATTTGCTCGCTGTGTTGCTAAAATATGCAAGTAAACATTGTGTCCCATTTGTAATGCATAACTAAAACTATCCCAACTTGTTCTTCCTTCCTTTCCTATTTTATTTAAATCACCTGGGCCATACGGACACACGTCATTCATTTGTATTCTTTCGCTTATAGGACTTGGTTCCCAATCTCTGTCAGGAAATTCAATATTGTAATCAAATATTCTTGTATCTGTTGAATACTTTTTGTCATCTACTGCTTTAAGCATTCTATAAGTCCAACCCTTGCGTAAATGGTCAGTGTGTATGCTTGTATACATCGTGCCATATGCTGTTGCTAAAAACGGTGATGCACAATCATATGATAGTATAATGTCTGGGTTTATTTTATCACGTATTTCACGTTGAAATGATGTGAGCACAATACTCCAAAGCAATTCACCTGTGCCCAAGTAATGCATCCATTCTGTCTCACCTAAAAATCCATCCTCACGCATTTTCAATAGTCTGCGTATAGCAATCTCTACATCCTTTTTATTGATAGAACTTAATGCCCATCCCTCAAAGTTTGCCTTCTCGCCTGTGCTGTATGGTTTAACGGCCTCATACCATTCCTCACATTGCTTCCAATTGTTGCCTTGTAATACGTTTAAAAACTTTGTAGCACCTGGCTCACGTGCTTGTGCGAAGTAATCATTATTGTTTAACGTGCCTTGCAAGCATTTTTGCCAAGTATCAAGTCCGTGTAAATGTGAGTGAGTAACACTAAACGTAGGTAAGTCAAGAACCATTGAGTAATCAAATGTGCCTTCTAAAAACCGTAATACTTTTTCGCGTATTTCGTCAGTTTTCTTATCAACACCGTATGGTTCCAGCCATTCTCCCATCCACACACCCTTGGATATTTGGAATCCACCGCTGTCACCTACTAATACAGTGTCTTGTGCTCTATTGCGGACCATGTCCTCTTTAGCAGAGAACTTATCTAAATTCATATCAGCATGACCCGCAGAATACAATGCCCAAGGATACTTAAAATATCCTTCACGCATATTAAGGAAGTTTAAGCCTTCTATACCACTAGTAAAACGAGACGGAATTCTATCTTGGGGTACAAATTCTTCGTATCGTTGTTTGCCTACATATGCGGCATAAAAACTACTAATGGCTGGTAAGTAGATGGCATAGTTTCCCTGTGTTTCTACAAGGTTTTCTCTCATTTACTTTGTGCTGGTAATATATAATTGTATTTTGCTAAACCGCTATCTACTAGTACCCGCAATGCGCCTTTATCGCTAAATGACATTACTTTGTCGCCAGTTAAATGTAAAATCTTTAACACTTGCTGTACTGGCCACGTCCATCCTGTTTTTAATGAACTACCTATACTTGTTTCAAACACAAACTGTCCTGCGTGTGTACTATGATCACCAAACTCAAATATTAAATTCTTTTTATCAGTCTTAACTGTAAATACATCTTCCTCTGAGTTTACTTGTGCTTGATAGCCAAAACGCATAATTGCTGGAGTATTTGGCTCAAACTCAATATCCCATTCGACGCCTTTAAACTTTACGCTTTTAAGTTTGTTTTCTATAATTTCAGCGTTCATAAATCTGTAATCGTTTTGGAAGTCACCTGCTTTGTTCTCAAAGTGAATACCTGTAGGAACCACTTCACCATTGCGTTCCTGTTGACTAAGTTCTAACTTCGCATCTTCCTTATATTCAGGAATCTTTAATAACGTGTCTAGTTTATTAAGGTTTGGCATACCAAACGTGCCTATAAACTCTGACACTGGGTCGTGTGTTTCTGCTTGTAACACGACACTCCTATCCTCAGCCATAGACTCTATTGTCGTATCCGTTGTTGTGCCGGTTACCTTAATAATTTCTAAATAGCCTAAGGCGTGTGTATGACTAATTACATCTGCTAAAATATCTTTCATTGATTATTCCTACGTTAAAGTTATATTATAGAAAAATAGTGATTTTCTACATTAAAGTATATTATATTATAAAATTGATTAATTGTCAAGGTATTGGCTCTTGATCATGAACTTTTAGATAACCAATACTAGGTGTGTGTTTAATTCCTTTTGCTAATTTCCCAGGTTTTCTGATTATAACCCAACTTAATCTAAATTGGTAATCTGATTCCTCAATAACGTCAAAACCATTTTTATTGGCCAATCCTTCCATTAATTCTCTAGTCATATAACAATAATGTTTGTTTTCGAACTGCTCTGCTGATTTTTCTAATAAACAATTAGCATAACTTAAAATAGCAGTTCCACCAGGCATTAATATATCAAATATTCCTACTAGATATCGGTTAATAATGTCATATGGCAGAAATTCAAGATGGTACCAGCTAAACACAAATGCAAATGCGTTTTGCGGCAAATAACTAAAATTAGCATCTTCTAATTGATACACTCTAATTCGTCGTTTATATACGTTATTAAATTGGGATCTAACATATTCAATTGGTGTTAAATCTGGTCCAATTAAGAATAACGGATCCATACCTACTAAATCCCTTGTCCAAAAACTAGACCGCGGGCCTATTTCACACCCAGGATATTGAAAATCTATATTCTTTTTAATTTTAGTCATTATTAGAGCTTTTAATTCATCACGCCAGAAATCATCAGGAATTATCTCAATATCGGTATGTTTTTTCGTTTTTTCATAATTAGCATAACTCTGTTTTAATCGTGGTGGTTGTATTTTTGTATAAAAAGTATTTTGTAATTTTAAATCAACATTTCTAATTTCAAGTTCTAAATTTTTTAATTCCTTATTAAATTTTGTTAATATGGTCTTATTATATTTTATTGTACTATTATCTATTATTTGATTTATATCATCAAAATTTTCATTAATATCTTCAGTATTAAGTTTATCTAATAACTCACGCTCTTTAATATATTCTAATAAGTTCATAATTCAAATAAATCATCAAATGTACTGCGTGATGTGCCTTGTCGCAAATCCCACTTCATAACATTTAATAGATTCCCTATTTTTTTATCGATAATTGTTTCTTCCATAGCAATATGATCAAATGGAAGTTCTTTAAACCAGTCTGGTAACCTTACTTCATCAATTGGATAGGCTACACTGGTTATGCCCATTGGATTGCTCTTTAACTTACATACTATAGTCTTTTGGCCATCCATTATTTGCATACTATACTTGTCGCTATTCATATCCCGCAGGTTATTCCAGTTCATTGCCGCTCTGACATGCCCTGGCATATTTGCTTTACCTTCGCGTTCTTCACGTTTAGTATACATTGTTAAATTATTTACCCGTTTCGGAGTTCCCTTTTCCCATCCTGGTTTGTCAGCAAAGTCAAACTTAAATGCTTTAATTTTCTCTATAATCTCTGCTTCTTTTATATTTGTTAAAACATCTAGCAATAGTATATTTAGAAAGTCTTGCATAATTACTGGCGTATCTGATCTCTTTAAGTCCATGCCCATTGCTTTTACCTTGCCAGGGCCGTCTTGATCTACACGTTTACCTTCTAAATCATATATAAGAGTAGCATATCGCTTCTTAGTTATAAACAAACCACTACTTGCAACAATCTCACGCTCACACTTAATAATGTCACCTAATTCCTTTGTACAGTTAAAACTCTGTGCCATAAATGCTGGAAATGATTTATTAACTTCCTCTGCTACGTTATCATACAATTCAATAACTGTTTCTTTATCCCACGGAATGTTGCCTGCATCTATATCCTCTTTAAGTATATCATATGTTGAGAAATAACAACTGTCTGTGTCGCCATATATAATAGCATCACCATCATGCTCATAATTGCCTGTTATAATTTTGTTTATATAACTTGCCATGTGCTTTGTGATAGTTCTGCCACATAATGTAGTGCTTTGTCCTAAACGCATGTCAAAGAATCTACAATATGGATTTAACAATGCACCATATAAACTATTTAGATTAATTTTCTTTACAAGTTGCCTTTTATCCCAAAATACAATATCTTTTTGTGTCTTGGCTTTGTGCAATTTTGTTTGCATTTGCTTACGTTCAGCATACCACTTTTCCAACAATCCAGGAATAATTCCTTTTCTATCATTCCTAAATAATGTGCCATTTGCACTTAATAGTAATTTGTTGCCATGCTTACCAAACACAATACCGTGTATATCTAATGCTGTTTTAACTTCTTCCTTGCCATCTTCCCAGTCAATAGTAATTTCTGTATTTGACTCTCTGTTCATTACTGCTTCATATTCTAACGAGCCAAACTGTCCTTCCCAGCCATCTGATTGAGTTTTGCCTGATGCAATAACACTATTGATATGATTCTGCGTCATAGTAGGACGCAATTGTCCTATGATAGTTTCTGGACTCATGTTTAATGCTCGTATAGCACTTGGATACAGACTGTTTATATCCACTGAGCCAATCCAATGATGTAATCCTTTCATGGGCGTTGCTACATATGCACCAGCGGCCGTAACCGTTTTGCTGTCATCCCTGTCAGGTTTATTAGGAACTACTAAACCTTGTGCGTGTGCTTCATTAATAATCGCTTGCTCTGTTACTGCTACTGCCCCCATTGTTGTGGGTAATAGCACAGTGTTTTGATGTGCCAGTTCGTTTGCTAGGTCAATAAATCTTAATTTCTCATCCATACGCACAATAAGCATAACATCCTGCCTGTTATACTCTATAAACTTTTCAAAGTCTGTATTGTATAATTGGTCTAACGTGCCTTCATATGGAATTTTCTTGTCTTGTAATTCATACTCCGCTACTGTGTCGAGACTATAACTGTGCATCTCATGATATGTATATTTGCGATACAATTCTAAATAGTCTAAATGCACTCTGCCTGTCAATTTAAAACTTATTTGTTCGCCCCCGTATTTCTCATATGAGAATTTTTTTGGGAATTGATCCCATAAACAAAAGCGCCTTGTATCATCTTTACTTAATACACGAATAACTCTATTAACGAGATATGGCAAGTCATACCCTTCACTGTTCCAGCCAGTTATGATATCACTATCTTCTATTAAGTCTAAAAATGTTTGTAGTAGTTGTGCTTCGCTGTTATAGACAAATGTATTTTCAAAGTTCTTTACAACACCTTGTGCTATATCCTCATGCATTGTTTTTGGTTTCAATGCTAAAGTTATCAATTGTTGTAATTGACCGAGATATACTGTAATTGCAGTTACTGATGCAGTAGGATCTTCTGGTTGACTAAATCCCTTTTCAGGATCAAAGTCGGCCTCAATGTCTACGTAGCAAATATTAAGAATAGGAGAATCGGCGTCAAGATAATTATCAGCAAGACACCTAAAGATCGGATTAATGTCACTTTCATAAGTTTGATTCCTACTATTAATTTTGAGTTCTCTATTAAACTCTTTTTTGTTTTTAGAATAAAATCTACTAACAGGTCTGTCGTGTATAGTTTTATGCTTTCCTTTTATATCATCATAATAGAAAACATACTCTACAGGATACTGTTTGTATTGACGCTTGCCGTTAATTCGTTCTGCAACGTTAATACATTCTTGTTCTTTATCTAAATAAGCATCAATATACATTAACTAATTATAGCAGAAAAGTGTAGAAATTACAAGCCTTTTACCTTACTATCTACCATTTCTTTAGCAACTTGTGTAGTTGGTTTGTCTTCTTCTTGACTGGTTTTAAGTATATCATACGCTTTTTCATGTAGTGCTAATAATTTTGGCTTTACCATTGGATCATCCCATTCTATATCAAGTGTTGTTGTTATATCATGCGTTATATTGGATGCGGCACTAATAAAAATCACACCGCCGGCATTAGAAAGATAATCGGGAACATATAATATACCCTCTTTATGTAATATATCTCCATCATTAGTTGTGCGTAATTGATTATTTGCTCCACCACATATAGCTTTGCTTTTAAAAGTTTTAATAAAGTCTGGAGTAATTGTGCCGCCTAATGCACAAGGCATATATACATCTGTAGCAATATCGTGTATATCGTTATCAGTTTCACTCCATATTAATTCAAAATCAGAATGAGTATTTAAGTGTTGTAATGCTGTTCTTAAATTCCTAAATGCAGCTTTGCGTATGTCTGTAGCATAAACCTTAACTGGGTGTTCTGATAAGAAGTTAATTAATCTGCTACCTACTTTGCCTAACCCAACTACCGAAAATGATTTGCCAGTCCAATTAACTTTACTAGTATCGTCTAATACTCTTAATAGTCCTTTTGTAGCACAGTATAAACCATATGCTGTGGCCCATCCAGAATCTTGACCACCAAATCCCAATACATATTGTGTATGTTTGTGTATTTCATCTAAATCATTTACATTAGTTCCTACATCGCCAGCACCATAATATGTGCCTGCTGTATAGTCCAATACTTCTGCAAATGATCTCCACAAGTCAGGAGATTTTGCTGTGTTAGCGTTTATAGTAGATTTACCACCACCAAAATGTAATCCTGCTAAGGCATTTTTATAAGTCATACCTTTTGATAAACGCAATGCGTCATAACGTTGCTCTTCATAACCAGCATACTTAAGATAGCGACACCCGCCTAAAGCGGGTCCTAGTTTAGTGTTATGAATCGCTACTATAGCATCCAGGCCAGTTGTATCGTCAGTAGCACGTAATACTCGCTCGTGCGAACCAATCGGTATCTCTCTAATGTTTAACACCTATGTCGCTCCCTAAATGTTATACTATATTTACTCTGTAGAAGAGTAGTTATAATACACTATTATAAAGTTTTACCAACTGTTTCCAAAATACCTTCTAAATCACCTATGTCCGCTAATTGTTCCTGCCAATCTGATTTATATGCTGTACGTATTGCTTTATTAAGAATTGTTGGTTTACAATCCATTTCCTCAGCAATTGCTTTAACTGTATCACGCAATCCTTCTTTAAGGTCATCTACTTCTTGTAATACTCTAGTGCCTTCACTTACCAACTGTGTTAGCCTTGCTTTTTCTTCTGGGGTATATGATCCGCCATGCGCCATTACATTTCTACCTGTGCTATTTGATCAGATGTTGTTTTTACAGACGTTGGGTCTGATTTTTTCTTTGCTTTTGCTTTCTTTTTTGCTGTAACTTTTTTAACAGATTTGGTTTCTGCTATTGTTACTGGTGGTGGCGATATTAGCAATCCAGCAATCGCCGCTTCTATCTTGTCAAGCCTTTCCTTCGCTTCTATCACTTCTCTTTTTAAATTCATTGATTATCTCCTTCTTTAATAATTGGTTTGTCTATTCCTTTATAGGAAATAGAGTCTTCCCCCCTGCCATCATTTAATTTCTGACTCACGCCATCGGGGCCAAAAAATCTAGCATCCATTCCCATTCCTCGCCAAGCCCACATTTCGTTCCATACCACTTTAGCTCTTTCTAATGCAGGATCGTTATCATTTTTATTCCAATCGTCAACTGCTATTTTAAATTCTGCAATTTCTTCGTTTAATTTTTTTTGATGATCGGCTCTTTCTATGTCTAATATTCGTTGGCATTCAGCTCTCTCTTTGTCTAATACTTGTTGACGAGTTGGATCTAATAGGCATGGGGTGAATTCTTTTTCATTGTCATTCCAAAAACATATCAGAACTGAGTCCGGCTCGGAAAATCCGGGCCTTGGGGATTTTTCTTCATTTGAAGATACTTTAAAAATCCAATGTCCAACGGATCCTGCCCTGTCCATGTTAACCACATCACTATAATTACCATCAATTACTTGTTGAATATCCTCACAGCATCCACTAACAATAGTTTCATATTTAAAATTATCTCCAGCAATAATACTAGTATTATCTATTTCTATTGCTTTTATATAAATTTCTCTGCCAGCAAGAAAATTAGTACATGATATTGATACTACATCATTATTTGAATTTTTAAAATCTATTCCTTTATACTCTAAAAACTCTACCTCATCAACTAAAATGCCTTGATCAATCGTTTCATGATTAATTTTTATACGATATGCTGTGTTTTCTTTTGAGCCTTGTTGTAATTTAATTCGTAACATTTATATTCTCAATTTCGCTTCATAATAGATACCGTCTTTTGTTTTAAATGGTATTTCTTCGTCTTCCATTATAATTTTATGTAATTTTATTTCTGCTAATGCTGTTTTTATATTTTCTACTATAATTTTGTGTAAACCTTTTTTAAAATTTATAGTAACTATTTCTTCTAAATATTCATTATTCTTCTTTCGAGGAGTTACTCCCCTTTCAGAGATTAGAAAATTATCTATCCATATACGTATAACTGGTGGTTTAAAATCCCAATCGCTATCAAGATAAAAATGTATTGTTTTCTTTTCAGGCATACATCATATTATATAGTGATTTTAGTATTGTGTCAAGCAGAATCCGATTAATCGCTATAACCAAGTTCAGCCAAGCGATCCATTTGTTTTGTATTACCAGTTTCCTTTGCAAACTGATATAATTCTTTAGCATATTCTGGATTACGTGCTAGTTTACTGGCGGGAATTCCAGAATAAGGATCTGCTAAGAAACTATTTTTTATTAATGGTTTATCAGTCGCTCTATATAATTTCATTGCTTGGCGCCCAGTATCAATTTTTGTTCGATCCATATCTTTCAGATGTGCATCAAGTTTTGCTTGTAACTTTTTATTGGTTGGATCTTGTTTTACATAATCTTGCAATACTCGCTTCTTGGCCATATTAGTACCATAATTGCCATATTTTTCTTCCCATTTCTTCTGACTTTTATCGTCTTCTGCCTTTTTTGCATCAAGGTCGGATTGCCATACTTCTTTTCTTACTTTCTTACCGTCTTTATCCCTCTCAACGCTTACCTCGAGCCTTTTATCTCTTGGATCACCTTTTTTAACATAGGCATCAGCTCTTATTTGATCCACTACTTGTACTTTAGCTCCACGGCGCAAATCTGTATCTTTTAATTCTCGATCAAGATCATACTCAGCATGTTTTTGACCTAAAATATTACGATCATAATATTTTGATTTACCTGTCTCTGCCTCTTTATCACGACGTTGATCTGCTAAACCTTTAAGATCTGGGCCAGTGCGTACTTCCTTATGACCTGGTTGTCCTTTTGTACCATATGAGGTATAACTACTTGGCTCACTTACAATTTGTCCTGTTCTAGGATCTTTAAAATAACCAGATAATCTATCTTTGTTGGGGTTTTTAGGACGACTTGCAGCTATTTTCTTTTGTTTTTCTGTTCGTTGTATTAGATCTGATTTAGACACAGATACTTTTGGTGCCGTTGGATCAACAGTAGTACCAGATTTAACTCTTGGATCTGCAATTGTCACTCTATCTGTTTCAGTTTTTTCAGTTAAAATATCTTTTATGTTCATTATTATATACTTATCTGACTACATATTGGCGTGCATTGCCGCCATGTGCTTCTTATATTTCTTCGTGCCTTTTTTATGCGGACTCTTACCTTCTAAAGCATTAGCAATACTGCTACTATGCTCTGGCTTTTCTTCCTCATTCAAACTATCGTCTAAATCCCAAGGACCCCAATGCCCTTGTTTTAACATATTAGCAAGACCTTTATGATGTTCATATCTAGCAAAAGCACCTTTTGTTTCTTCAACACCGCCTAGTTTATAATATTGTTCCTTACGCATTACAATATTATTACCATTGGCTTGATCAAACACTACATCACCCATCTCAGTCCATGCGTGTGGGAATCTGCGTCCTTCTAATTTGCCTTGGCCACGCACTAATGCATGAACTAATGTTGTATTGTCTATCAACATTTCTTCTGTATCCATCAAAGCACGGCCTGCTTTACTAAAGCAATCACCACAAGCATCTTCTGTAATTGTAGCAAGTCCTTCACTAAACCCTGATTGTTGGTCCATCCAATCCAATGCTTCTCTATTTGTAACTGGTGTTGCTAACCAACGTTGCATACTATTATATGCTTTTTTCACACGATCTTCATTCTCTGAATTTTCTGAATTATCTATTACATAAAAATCATTACGGCCAAATAACATTTGGAAATTTCCAACATTTTCTTGGGCCATTTTCCATCCCTTGTTTAATAATTTTTCTGGAACAGAGCGTTCTGGGCGTTGCATGTTTCGTCCTTGCGCCGTTTCAAGATTGGTATTAACAAATATCATTCGTGTTTCATATCCAATATCTTCTAAATCTTTCTTTGCTTTTGCGATTTTCTCATAATCTTTAGCAGTACCATCAATAATAAGTCCTAGTCTACCATCAAGATAATTACCTCTACGAGTATTTGTTAATTCTTTAGCACGACCACGTTGAACATCCCTATCTGCTTGTTCTTCATCAGGCATTTTAGGATCTAAATCGTGTTTAACCATTAAGTATTCTAATGCTTGATCTGTATTAACTACTTTAAGTCCACTGCCACCAAGCATTGCTCGTGACATATAACTCTTGCCTGAACCAGGGCCACCAGCCATAAACACCGCTTTAAAAATATGCGGATCATTTACACCTTCAGTAAGTTCTTTTTTAGGTTCTTTATGGTCTATATACGCCTGTATAATTTTATCATCTATATCGTGTAAACGTTCCCAATCTGGATCGTCTACATACTCAATACCTGCTTCGCGATCTGCTTTCATATCGCCTTCGCGTAACTTCGGGGTAACTTGTGCTAACCACTCATCTCGTGATATACCAAGATCACCAGGCTTACCTAAATCATCTACTCTAATAGCATCTATAATTCTGTCTGCTCTGATATCTGAACCACTTCGTAATGCTCTGCCTTTATTAGCAACAAATGGATCTTCTGCCGGGTCATCATCCCAAATCTCATCTTCCATATCAATACGTATAATGGAAATGTCTTTATCTGTATCACGAAACTCCCAAGCCATTTTGCCTGCCCAGTTTAATGCATCTTCTGGATCATCAAATGCAAATATACCTGCTTCTTCGTTATATCTACTACCACCTGGGCCTTTAATCCATAAACTAGGCTGGAATTGTAGCAATCCTTTTTGCTTAATGCTAGGAACGTTCTTAGTAAATGTAGCATGATACAAATACTTTGGCATTGTTTCGTCGCCCGCCTCATAGATGTCTTTGATAAAGTTTTTATATACCATATTATCAGCAGAATAACCTGTCTCATATTTGGATTTGCGTTTATAACTGCGCCGATTTTTTAATACATTACGACTGACAAGATCATGTAGTTTCATATATGTATTTATTTCGATTATTACTTGACTGGTAAATAGAAACACTATATAATATACGTATGAGAATAGAAACAGACATTAAACTAGACTACAAAGACGTCTTACTAAAACCTAAACGTTCTACGCTATCCAGTAGGCGTAGCGTTACGATAGAACGTGACTTTACATTTAGACACTGGAATGACACTAGAGAATCATGGTCAGGTGTTCCTATTATGGCGTCCAACATGGATGGTGTAGGTACCTTTTCAATGGCAAACGTATTGCAAAACTACAATATGTTAACGATTATTAAAAAGCATTACACAATAGAAGATTGGGAAAATGCAGTAGGGCATGGTATGAGTTTAAGTAATATAGCAGTTAGCACAGGAACCAATGCTATATTTGATCCAGATGCAGAAGATTACAAAAAAGCACAAGAAATACTTACACGTTGGCCTGATATTAAATTTATTTGTATTGATGTTGCCAATGGCTATCAGCAAAACTTTTCAGATTTTGTGAGAGAAGTGAGAGAAAGGTTTCCTAAAAAGATTATCATAGCAGGTAATGTTATTACAGGTGAAATGACTGAGCAATTATGTATTGCTGGTGCCGATATTGTAAAATGCGGTATCGGGCCTGGCTCAGTATGCACAACACGAATAATGACCGGTGTTGGTATGCCACAATTAAGTGGTATTATGGAATGTGCTGATGCCGCACATGGATTAGGCGGGCATATTATAGCAGATGGTGGTTGCACAGAGCCTGGTGATGTTGCTAAAGCATTTGGTGCCGGCGCTGACTTTGTTATGTTAGGTGGAATGCTTGCTGGACATGATGAGAGTGAACTATCTGAAGTTGCAGGGCAATATGAGTTTTACGGTATGAGTTCCAATCGCGCAATGCAGGAACACGGCACACGTAAAGATGGATATAGAAGTTCTGAAGGGCGTCATATTAGATTAGATGCTCGTGGCCCAGTAGAACACACTGTAGTAGAAATACTTGGTGGTGTGCGTAGTGCTTGCACATATATTGGTGCTCGTCGTATTAAAGATATACCCAAATCTGCAACATTTGTCTTAGTTAATACTACATATAATACTGTTTACTTACAAAACACAGTAGGAGATTAACATGGCTTGGCAATACCAAATAAGGTTTACTTTAGATATTCCTGGAGAAATGCCTTCAGAAGTAACCTCATTATTAAATACTTACAACGCCGTTCCTATGTGTCAGTATGATTTGTTTGCTGGATATTGTAGAGAAGCTGAACAAGAAGGTGTTGAAGATTATCCATTATATAATTGGACTATAGATACTATTACTAATCCAAAGAAAAAAGAAAAATATCAAAAAGTTTATAGCATTTATGTAAATGGTGATGAGATATATGATAAAACTATTGCTGATGAAATAGAACAAGAATTATTGGCACTAGGGCATGTAGGAATAAACACTATCACTAAACACGATTCTAATCCTGCTAACAACCCACAGCCACCTTCACGCTAAATCATCTCCAAATATATTATCTGACACCCACGCATAAAACGGCGTTTTAAAGTTTATTACCCATTTGCCGTTTAAACTAATAGTAGCATCATTAGGTATGTGATGTATTAACTTATTCTCTTCTACATATAAATTAGGATTCTTAGCGTTATCTGCTATAAAATGAATATCATTGGTACAATCATAATACAAATTTTTCCCTTTTAATATATAACCGCTATTAGCTATATAATAGCCAGTGTATTGTGTAAACTCTCCTGTTACATTATTAAACACACGTGGGTTGTTTCCTTGTACGTTGCTGTGCCTAAAGTGTAATAATCTAAAATCTTCAATAATAAACACTTCGCCTCGCTTGTGCCGGCCGCGTCTATTGTCATTATTAATTTGACTATACGTGTAATATGGATTATTAGTGCAATCTAAATATACGTGACCACGTCTGTGTATTAAGTCGCACAAATCTATACCACATATATCTAAATATTTTATATTGACGCCAAAATCGCCCTTTACATAATCGTCAGGATATACAGCATTGGAATGTTCTATTATTAATGTATAGTCATTCTCTATGTTGTCGTCAATATCTACTTTGAATTTATAATGTTGTTCACCTTTCCATCCACCAGAATCAATCGACGTATTATATTGATCGCCTATATGCGGTACTTGTTCAATAGGATGTTGAGGAGTACTCCAATCTGCTAACGATTCACCACGTATTAATCCATCGTTACATAGTATCTTGTATTTTAAATCAGGAAACTTACTTCCAGTCCAATCAAAGGTAGTACTGAAGTGAACTGTAAAGGCCATTTTACTGCAATAATAGTTCTAATAACCAAAGATAAAGAGGTGTTTTAAAAGTGAAATTCATAGTAGATCCTGGCATATGAACATAATCACCAGTGGATGTATACCAATATCTGCCATCTATTATTTGTAATTTATCTGTTAATCCTTCCGGAACAAGATGATGTTGAATAAATCCATCATCTGCATAGTTCTCTTCCAAACATAATGGTACAGAAATTACACTAGTGTCATATATAAGACTTGATACAGATATTTCGTTAATTTCTATATCTCTCACAAACACACCAAAATCTTCGTTAAATCCTGTTTCTTTATCAAGTTCTTTGATACTATCAATATGAGTAAAATTCCAATTTGGCGATAACTTTAAATTATGTTCCATATCAACATCATCATCTAAGTCTACAGTAAATTCTGTTGTTACATATTTTTCATATTCATTTTTAGCATTCACCATGCCGGGATCGTCATCCGACAGGCCGGTCCAAGCAGGAAGTTGTGTATCTTCACTATCTTTCTTCACTATAAATTTTTCATCTATGATATTATTATCAAATTCAATTTTTAGCGTAGGACTAATGATTTCATCAACGCGAACTAAATGTTCTGGTTCAAAATATAATTTAATTTTAAAAGGTTCATTCATGCTAGTATTTATTTTAGTTAAAAAAATACGGTCAAATAATGACCGCATTTTTATATTTCTGAATAATTTTATAAATTATTCGATGTGCGTATTTGCCGTTTAGTTATTATTGATGCTACGCATCCAAGGTTCTAATGGACTATCAAACTGAAAAGTCCAGGATCCTTTGCCGCATATAAGGCCTGCATTATCAGGCCATTCACATTTGCTATATGTATATGATCCATATCCAAAATCTACAGTTTCAATACTACCTGCTACAAGAATATCGGTATCTAATAATATTTGCATAGCGTCATCTATATGAGTGTATATTTTTAGGTATGGTGCTAGTAACATATCTGCTAGACCATAATCCACACCTTCGATGTTAATTGATTCTAATTTAACGGATGGGGTTTCGTTTTCAGCTGCCAATAGATCAAATTGTACATTATGTGTACCAGGATTGCTTTCCATAGTATCAGTACATTGAACATGGAATGAGTGGCTAGGTCTATCCAAAGTAGGATCCTCATGACCACTGCCTATGTAAAAATTTTGATCAACGCCTGGTTCGTGTTGCGGCACAACACCATTTACTTTTTGAACGATACGTGATCTAAACGCATCCTCAGTAGTAAACGTAAATTTTAACCATTCTACCATTTTGTATTTTCTCCCACGGGTTTTCATGAAAACCAGTTAGTAACTGGTTGCTCATATTTATACAAAATGTTAAATTATATACGCAACTTCACTCGATTAATCATTGTTTCCCTACCACCAGTGTATTTGCTTACTTCGTGGCTTTTAACAAATCCAGCAATTTCAAATTTATCACCGGGTTCACTATTCATAGCAAAGTCATGGGTGAAGAATTTTACAACATTATTATCTTCATCAACACAGGTAACAATGGTACAATTATGATTAGGAATGTAACGAGTACTTACTACTTGAAGGTCAAAATTACATCTTTTGCCTTCCGTGCCAGTATAATCACTAACATCAGCAAGATCGCGTTCTACCTCTGCCGCTTTATCCCATTTTTTAGAATTGTAAAAGGCTTTGGGCAACGATGCTACCAATCCAAATTCATTAATTGGTATTCGTTCCTCGTTTATAACTTTAAGTATTGTTTGGTTAAAGTCACTCATTTTGCCGCTTAACTGCTTAAACAACAACCCTTGAAAGTAAGAGGTTATGTCTTCTGCCAATTCTTTATCCTTGGCAGTAATTTCCACCTCTCTCCCTTCCTGCAGATCATCATATGCGAGAACCATATGATCTCTGTTTGCCATTATTTGGACGCGATCCACGTTGCTCGATATACCTTTCTGATGCTCAACATGCTTTTCATACTTTGCATCTAACGCGGCATAGTATGCTTCTTGGCTCTTAATGTGGGTTCGTTTATTCAAACGATATGCGGTGCAGGCTAATTGAATAGCCAATGGCGTTTCAATCATTGCTTCACTTTTGCGATACATACGGTAAATTTTACCGGCAAATAATGTATCACGTTTTTTAAGCTTTCCCATTACGCCACTCCTACTAAGGCACGATCCCAAAAAGTTTCGCCCCAAATGTTTTCCATATCTGCGTCTACCGGAGCATACGCTGTTATGGCATATACCGCGGCCCGTCTCGCCGATGCATCAGCACCAGACTGTAAGGTGGATCGTAAATCTTCTATACGGTCCTCGTTAGATATGCCTCTGAAGGTTTCCATAACTCTACTGAAAACCTCGCCGGTAACTTCGTTTTCAAAGTCAACCAACACATCAAATCGCTGTGCCATTATTTCATCCCCTTGAGCGCGGCCGCCAGTTGATCCAATTGTTTTGCCGCCAACGCTTTCTGTACTGCTGAATTGGCAACGGCACGACACAAGGCTTCACGTTCCTTGTTGCGTTCATTTTTTTCAAAGTTTCTCTCACGTTCTATATCGCGGAGCATATCTGCTGGTATTGACATTTGTTTTCCTTGGGAGAAAGTGAGGGGCACCGCAACCTGGTTGGCACTGTTGAAAGAGTGTGGGTAATCCCATACCCCTCTTTTAATCTATACCACTATTATAGCATATCGAGCGATCTAGTCTATCTTTTATGGGCATGTAAGTACTTGATTTTATTGAAGATATATAAAAAGAAAAAGTCAATGAGATCAATGACTTACATTTTACCCATGAAAAAAGGCCCGTAAATCAGGCCTTTCCCCAATAAAACTTTTAATTAGTCCTTGTTAAAACACCAGTAAAGAACTGCTAAGGCTACTAAACCTACTAGTCCCTGACTACCTAGTGAACTAACTAGACCAGTAATATTACCGACTACGTCAACACCCAAGAAAGGTACTGTGCCGCCAAATAATACTTGTAATACTACGGATAGAGCAATTGCTACAACACCGACATCAATGATGCCACGTGCCCATCCTTTTACTTTACCTAAAATATCCATCTTATTTCATTTCTCCTTTGTTAAGTTGAGATAGAGCTTAAAATTAATACATATAAAAAGTGGGCACAATCCGTACCCACTCAATATAATGTTTTAATTATTGTCCGCCTTCAGGCCCACCTGTTGGGATCCATGCTGTCATTTCCCAATAACCTAGCCAATCACCTAGAAAGCCTACCACTAATACTGCGGCAACTATCATAGCAATTTTCTTTTGTTTATCACTCATTATTATCTCCTAATTTATTTCTCATAGTGTTCAAAACACTATCAGAATAGTTCCCGAACAAATCATTTATAAATGTTTTTTGCTGATCGCTTGATAAATTTGGAAATCGTTGACGAATTTCGGTGGCGCTTCGTGCCGGCTCACCCATAACATTAAATGTAATTGTTGGTACAGTAGTCACATAACTATGATCAGTCAGTGACTTCGCGTTATCCCACCCATTCCATCGTTGCATGTGTGCTGGTTGAAGATCTTTCTTAAGATTAGGACCTTTGGTAGGAAAATTGAATCTTGGGTCTTCTGCCATGTCTTTTTCGCTTACAGCGTATAACACGACAGTATTGTTCATATCGTACTTACTTGTAATCTCTTCTGCCTTATAAGGCTGTGTTGTTCTTACTACTACTTGTGGATCAATTCCTGTAGTAGATATCATTTCTCGTTTTTCTTCAAACGAAAATGGTGATTTACCTGGTTCTTGTTTTCCACTAGTTGCTATCCACACGTCAGCAGTTGCACCATATTTTCTTACTAAATCTTTATAAACGCTTGCGTGACCTTTGTGGAAAGGATGGAATCGTCCAGGATATATTACAACTAATTTGTCATTAGTTGCTTCTGTTAAACTTGCTTGTATTTCGTAATCTTCTAATGTAATTTGTTCTATTATCTTATCTAACTGGTCATCACTTAATTCTTCTGATAATGTAATCTCTACAACACTACCTTCAGGTGTGTCATATTCTGCCAAATCCATATAACTGTGTTCGTCATCGGACTCATACAAATTAGTATCAGTATTGGTCGCAACAGTTGCGGCGAAATTTGCGGTAGCCGTGTTGTCGTGTTCGTTTGTAATTAAGCGAATAAAATGGGTCATAAAATTAGTAATTATAAAGGACTTTGGTGACAGAGCCTGCTGTCATTCCCGTTAGTGCGGCACGAACCCAAACAAAGTTACCTGTATAGTTGTATCCTTTGTTGGACGTTTCTGCGGATGCGTATGTTGCACTAGTAGCATCTACATCAAACCAATCATCTTTAGTTGGTGTTGATGCTAGGGATGCTTGCATTTTAACAACTCCTATATATGCATTTAAATGAAATGCTGAAGTATGCAAACCATCAGTATAACCATAATAACCATCTGCTTTTTGTTTTCCACTATAAGCACCTTGATGATCAACTGTTACACTTGCGCCTGCCGCTTCTGTTGTTACTGTCTCTAAAACAGTGAGAGTTGTTGCTGTAGGTGATCCGCTGACAGTAAATGTTGCATTATTACTTACACTACCTGTAACTACAACAATATCACCGTCTACAAAGTCAGTGAATGCTATAGTTCCAGTATTACTGGATACTAAAGTCTTATTTGTTGCGTTAAAAGTAACTACTGTGCCAGCCTTATTCGCAATATGCGATTTACTGGGGAAAAGTATAATACTATCTGCCATGTTATTCCTTTATAATTTCAATTAGTCTTCCGGCACCTACTAATTCTTGAACTACGCCTTCTAAAGTACCAACAAACTCCTCGTCCATAATTGGGGATTCGTTCTCGCTATCTTTGAGTAATTCACTAACTTTGATTACTACCATATCTTCATTGATCTTAGCCATGCATATATTTATACGATTTTGGCTATAATTCGGACTCTAAAACATACTTGATAATGCGTATCGGACAACGTGTCAGGAACATTTTGCTCATCATTAGCGTTGTGTCGTCCTCAATGTACATAAAACCTTGATCTAACCATAATTGTGGCTTATTAAAGTACATTTTTGTTTTTCTAGAGAATCTAACAGCATCGCCCTGTGCCTCTCCCCAATTTAATAGAGATTTTGGAATTTCGTGTGTTGTAGTATAGTTATTCATTATAACTTTATAACGATATCTATTATATGGTAAATCTTTAACTATTATAGAATCTTTGCTATTTAATAAAAATGGAATAGCATCAATTTGAGGGCGACAATCGACATGCAAAAATTCATTAAATAAGTATATAAGGTTTTCATGCAGATCTAATTTATTTGTAAATATACTTACACTGGGCTCTGCTACTCTTAACAATACAGTTTTATCATACCTATACGGTTCTAATATTTTAGCAATATGAAGTATCTCTTTTTCATTTTCATCATACTTGCCAATAATATTTTTTAATAATGTTGCTCGCCACGATGAAGATTTAAATTCTTGAATATGTGTTTTTATATCAGATGATGAATAATTAGTTCTTAATACATAAACACCAGGAAGAATATATATAGACTTGTATAGATATTTATTATACCAAAGTTTAGTTGTTTCATCCTGTCTATGTTCTGGAATTCTTTTAAAATCATTATAATAATGCATCGTCTTTTGGTTTAAAGTTATCTATAACAATATATCCTTCTTTATTTACTACTTCATTTGGTATTTTTTTAGCAGGGGTAGTCCCTGTGGTAAATAATAATTCTTCATTACTATCTATGTCTATTTCTAATATAACATCATGTATTTGATCGAATAGTATTTTATGTGCTAATGATGTTTTTATTTTTTCATTAATTACTCTTGCTAATGGACGAGCACCCATTTTTGGATTCCATCCTTTATCTAACAAATATTCTTTTAATTTAAGTGTAGGTTTGATTAATATATTTTTCTCTACTATTAAACTATTAAGTTCACCAATAAACTTATCAACAATTAACAACATACTTTCTTTACTTAATTTATTAAACTTCACTATAGCGTCAAGTCTATTTCTAAATTCTGGTGGGAAGAATCGTTCTACTGCTACATCATCTTCACCTTCTTTTTCTAATCCCGCAAATCCAATTGCGTTCTTTTCCATTTCGGCCGCGCCTAAGTTTGATGTCATAATTAACACAACATTACGCATATCAACTCGCTTACCATTACTACCACTTAAATAACCACCGTCCATTATTTGTAGCAATACATTGGAAACATCTTTGTGTGCTTTTTCAATTTCATCCAATAGTAATATAGCATGTGGATCTTTCTCAACATCATTAAGCAGTTTACCACCTGCCATTTCTGAATCCTCAAATCCAACATAGCCTGGTGGTGCGCCAATTAGTTTAGCAACACTGTGACGTTCTTGATACTCACTCATATCATAACGCAATAATTTCACACCTAAATATATTGCTAGTTGCTTACATACTTCGGTTTTACCTACACCAGTTGGACCTGTAAACAAGAACGATGCTGTAGGTTTATCAATGTCCTTTAGTCCTGCTTTAGCAATATATATTTTCTCACAAATTTTATCAATTGCCTCATCTTGACCAAATACAACTCCGCGCAAGTTGCCTTCTAAATGAACAACGTTATCTGATTTTTCCGTACGTAATTGGTCAATTGGCATACGTGCTATTTTACTTACTTGCTGTAAGATATCTTCGTGATCTATTATTCTATTTGTTTTTCCACTCACTGTGCGTTTAGCACAAGCAGTATCTATTAAATCAATTGCCTTGTCTGGCAATTTTCTATCTGCAATAAATTTAATGCTTTTGTCCACTGCTGTATCAATTGCTTTATTAGTAATTTCTAAATTGTGAAACTCTTCATAATATTTTTTAATACCAATCAATATATCAATTGCTTCATCACGAGTCGGCTCATCAATGACTAATCTAAAGAACCGTCTCATTAATGCGCGATCCTTTTCAAAACTTTTTCTATAATCTTCCCATGTTGTGCTTGCTATAACTTTAATATGTCCACGTGATAAAGCAGGTTTTAGCATATTACTAAAATCAACACCACCACTTCCACTACTGCTAGTACCAGCACCACTCATCATGTGTGCTTCATCAATAAACAATATTACATTGTTTAATTTTTCTAAAGCAATAATAACGTGCCGAACCTTTTCCTCAAATTCACCTCTATACTTACTGCCCGCTAACAAAGCACCAATCTCTAAACTATAAATTGTGTTATCTATTAAATTAGAAGGAACATCTTTGTGCTGTATTCTATACGCTAGTCCTTCTACTACTGCTGTTTTACCAACACCTGGTTCACCAACCATTATAACATTATTTTTAGCTTTACGTGCTAATGTTTCAGATATATCATTTATTTCATCCATGCGTCCAATAACAGGGTCTATTTTACCTTTATCAACTAGGGTATTTAAATTAGTGCAGTATTCTTCAAGAATTTGCGTTGCTTTATTAGCAATATTCTGTTTTTCATCATCTCCACAATAATGTATATTATAAAAATCTATTAATTTTTGTGTTTCTATATCATATTTGCGTAATACCCATGTAGCATAAGAATGGGGTTCATTTGTAATACTAATATACAAATCCATTATTTGGAATTTTTGTCGCCCACTAAATAAAACCTGTGTGAATGCTCTACTAAATACTCTTTCTAATGCATGGGTTTTCTTAGGTTGACTAACACTAGTGTCAACAATATCCACAAACCGTGTATTGAGTATAATATGTAATTCATCATGTAAAGCCGTCCAATTAGCACCAAAGTCTATTAGCATTTGTTTGAAAGTATCAGTTTTCAATAAAGCTAACAATATATGTTCGACAGTTACAAAAGAATGATTGTGTGTTATAGCAATTTTAACTGCTTCTTCTACTATTGCTTCAATTTCGGGATTACTATCAAACATCGTATACGCTAACTCTGTCGTTAAAGGTAATACCATTTAAATGATCTAGTTCATGCAAATAACATCTAGCAGTATATCCACTAAGTTCTTCATCACTCCATTTATTACCTAGATAATCATAATACTCTATTTTAATCCAATTCGAACGTTCTATTTCTAAATGTTCTCCAGGAAAACTTAAACATCCTTCTGTATCAATATTAGTTTCTTTACTACTTTCTAATACTGATGGATTAAAAAAGTATTTAAATTTATTTTGCCAATCTTCACTAAACATTACAAATAAACGTTTACTAATTCCTATTTGCGGAGCTGCAAGACCAATACCTTTGTTTTCTACCATAAACGCCATCATCATTACTGCAAGTTTCTGTAGTTGGAATGGTTTATCAAACACAACAGGCTTCGCCTCTTTGTGTAAGACACGTTTAGTAAGTTTTATTTTTCGCTCCATGATATATTATACCCAACCAAAGGCATAAGCAATGCCTACCTCTAAAGACAGGACAACTGCTAATGTGCCAAAAGCTGTTAATAAGGCAAATGGAATATACTTCCAAGCACCTTTAGGTTTGGCTTTATCACAACATGTTTCTTTCATACAAATATTTAGTTACGATGATTTAAGTAAATCTTGTATTAGATTCTTTTGATCAGTAGTTAAATTTTTAGGTATGTTAATGTTTAATTGTACAAATAGATCCCCATATAAATTACTATCCATAACAGGCATTCCTTGTTGTTTTAATAATAACTTGCTATTGGGTTGAGAACCGGGAGGAATTTTTACCTTTAATTCACCACCTGTAATTGTAGGTAATATTTTTTCGGCACCGAGCATTGCTTCAAAACAATTTAATTCTATTACAGTAAATAAATTTTGTCCTTGGCGTTGATATGTGTTATGATTATATACTTGAACAGTAACTAACAAATCACCAGAAGGCATATTCGGCATAGCCCTATCACCCAATTCACGCATACGCAAAGTTGTGTCGCTTATTACACCACGTGGTATAGTAACATCTATTGTTTTTAATTCATTAGATGTGCGATACTCAAGTCGTTTATTAACTCCATTATATGCTTCTTCTAATGTTATTGCTATTTGTATATGAACATCTCTATTGCGTTGTTGTCGCTGTCTAAAAGGACCACGTCCACCAAATACCTCTCCAAATACTTCTTCTATGTTTATATTAATAGGACCGGCGCCACCAGTAGACCATACAAATGGACCTTGTTGTCCGCCAAATTCTTGCGGACCACCGTATTTGCGTAAATGATCATACTCTTCACGTTTATCACTCGTAAGGATATCGTTGGCTTCGTTTATTTGCTGAAACTGTTTCCCATCACCGCCTTTGTCGGGATGATGTTTCATAGCCAACTTACGATATGCTTTTTTAATAGCCGCAGGCTTTGCGTCTTCGCTTACGCCTAGTATTTCGTAGTAATTTTTGCTTGCATCCATATACTATGTAATTATAACATATCTTTATGGAAAAGTCTAGTCAGGATCTTCTTCCGGAATCCATTCGGTCCATTCTATATTGTCTTCATTCCAGTCATACACTTTGCCATCGTTAGGATAAGGTATAGATGATTCCCAAAGACAAGTTGACTCATCTAACAACCAACTGTCATAAGGTTTGGGTGGGATAAAAGCATCCCTAGTTGCATCATATGTATAACCAATTCCCGCATAGTTTTTGCGGAGCCTGTTTCACCACTATTAAGTCGTATTAGTGGATCAGTAATGTTAGTAACATCAAAGTTGATTTGTCCTGCTCTTGGTCTTGGTCTTGTTAATGCCATATTTTATTTCCTAACTATATAGTGTATCTATAGGTACCCACGCACTACCATTATAACCTTCGAAACGCGTCGTGGTACTATTAAAACGCATCATACCTGTTTCTGGAGTACCAGGTCGTTGTGCTGTAGTTCCTACTGGTATGATTATAGCATCTGTACCAGTAACGTCTAATGTTGCGGCAGGTGAGGTAGTTCCTATTCCAAACTTTCCCGTTGAATCTACAGTCAGTCTGTTTATTCCTGCGGTCATATCGTCAATATGAAACTTTGTTGCATCTACATTTATATCATACTTATGATTGTCCGATGAGTCCTGAATACGAAGTTGGTTTGCCACACCCTTTAAATGGAGTAGTTGCTCTGGACTTGTAGCACCTATACCAACCCTTTCCGATGAATCAATAGTAACTGCTAAAGCATTAGCATTGTCATCAATACCAGTGGATGCAAAATTAGAAATAGTACCAGCATCTATCTTGTTTCCTGATAGAGCATTATTTGCAACTTCTGCATCTGTTATTACGAGTGTTGCTAATTTACTTTGTGCTATTGCCGCACTTGCGTTCACTTGAGAATTAGTAATATCAAGTGACAATTTACTTTGTGCTATTGCCGCACTTGCATTAACGTCAGCATTAACTATATCTAAAGATGCTAATTTTGTTTTAGCAATCTCGGCTGATGCATGTATATCCGCATCAATAATTGTTCCATCTTCGATTAGGCCACTAGGTACTTTTGTTAATGCCATCTAAATTGATTCTCCGATAATACATGTATTTATACGTATATTATAAAAGGCCTTCTCTTTTCAGATCTTCCTGCGTAGCATTAATACTTGCGTGTAATACTACCATCATATGATCTATATTCTCTTTAGTTAATGTCAATGGTGGCGAAATAACATTTAAATGACCAATTGGCCTAATGATTACACCACGGTCTTGTGCGTGATTTGCTATCCTACTGCCAATATCTACACTTGCTGGAAATAATTCTTTAGTATGGCGTGTCTTAACAAATTCCATACACAACATATAATGACTACCACGTACATCACCAACCATGTAATGTCCACGCATATGTTGTAATTGTTCTTCAAAGTATGGACCAACTTCACGTACATGTTCAAGTATTTTCTCGTCTTCCATTATTTTAATGTTAGCAAGTCCAGCGGCACACGCAACAGGATGTCCTGCGTATGTAAAGCCGTGTGTAAATAATGCGCCTTCTGCTTGAGCGCCATCACTGATTACATCGTAAATTTTGTCTGATATTATAGTTGCTGATAATGGAATGTAACCTGATGAGATGCCTTTAGCACTTGTTATAATGTCAGGCACTATATCAAATATTTCTTCGGATGCAAACCAATGTCCTAAACGTCCAAAACCTGTTACTACTTCATCTGATATGTATAACATATCAAACTTTTCACAAACTTCTTTCATGCGTTTGTGATAACCTGGAGGGGCAACAATAACACCACCTGCGCCCATAATAGGTTCAGCAATAAATGCCGCCACATTTTCCGATCCAAGTTCTAATATTTTTTTCTCAAATTCTTTTACTAATTCATTACAAAATATTTCTAATTGCTCTTTAGTTGGAGGACGGTCACCTTCTATACCTCTATAACAATTAGGTGCTGATATATAATATACTAAATCAGGAGCAATATCAAAACCAATGTGATCATGCTGTGTACCTGTTAGTGTCATTGCCATGTATGTGCTACCATGGTATGAGTCTAAACGTGAGATAATTTTCTTTTTGTTTGGCTTCCCACGTTTATTATTATAAAAATGTATAATACGTATTGCTGTATCATTTGCTATTGAACCACCAGTGCCAAAGAATACATGATTTAAGTCACCAGGTGCTATCTCCGCTAATTTTGCCGCTAATTCTGCGGCGGGTGGTGTAACTGTAGGACCAAATGTTGCGTAATAAGCAATCTCGTCTATTTGATCAGCAATTGCTTTCTTCATTGCTTCGTGTGCGTAACCAATGTTTACACACCATAAGCCAGCAATACCATCTAAATACTGATTACCATCGCTATCATATACATAATTACCAAGAGAGTTTGCCATTACTAATGATTTTTCATGATTAGCAAAATTTGTCCATGGGTGTATGTTATGATCTATATCTTTTTGTTGTAAATCTTTTGTGTTATATTTCACTATGCTATCCTTTGATCAATAATTAAGGTGTCCTCAAACCCCTCAATATACATAGTAACTCTATCGCCATGCTTTAGATATAGTTCTGGTTTATCATTGAATACTGCATTGCGTTCCATTAAGCAACCAAATCCATCCATACGCACAGAAGAACTTACTGTTCCACTGCCAATTAATGTTCCTTCGCTTAATGTTCTAGTTTTTGCCGCGTGTTCTATCAAGTCAGCAAAACTAAATGTCATCTGTTGTGCTGTATTTATTTTTCCAACACGTTCTTCATTTAACTCAATTATCATGTTTGCGTGTAATTTACAATCTGTATGAAACATTCCTTTTATTTGTAGTGTTTCATGGCAATATTTGCCTAACGCACTATGAGGTTTGCTTTGGAAAAATCCAAATCCTTTTGCTAATTCTGCGGGTATTAATTTACGTAAACTAATGTCGTTTATAATAGTAATATACTTAATGTGTTCATATGCTTCGTCAGCAGTAGTGCCTAACGGAACTTCATCAACAATAACACCTACCTCTGCTTCAAAGTCTATTCCATATTCCTCAGGGAATGGATGTATGTTTTCATTCCACAATAAAAATTTGTCACTAACGCCTTGATACATTAATGGATCCCAATTAAAACTATCGGGCATTTTTGCTCCACGAGCCGCACGTAATCTCTCCATATGTATAAGATATGCACTACCATCACAAAATTGTGTTATATTTAGATCACTCGTCAGTGTGTGTTGTATTTTCATTTTGCATATTACATGTTATTTCTAATCGTAAATTGTTTGGATCAAAAAAGTATATACTATATATCCAATCATCGTGATTAGTTGGGCCTATAACATCTAGTCCTCTTGATGTTAATTCAGCAAACCAAGCATCTACATTCTCAACAGTACCAACATCAAATGCAAAATGTACTACCCAATCTTCGCAATCTGTTGTAGTTGCTTCGCCATCGCCTAAATCAAAAAATGCAATGCAACTTTTGTCTGGCATTTGGAAAAATATGTGTTTGTATGGAGCATATGCTCCGGTACTTGGAACGTGATCTTTTTCTATAGTATGGACGTGGGGTAACCCCAATACATTAGTATAAAATTCTATTGTTTCATCTGCATCTCTACACTTCCATGCAAAATGGTGTAGTTGCTTTAATTTCATATTATATGCGCGAAGTTTTTTCTACCGCGATCGCCTCGCGTTTTTCCATGCCGCGTGTCCATGCCGCCGCTCCAAGTATAGCACCAAAAGCAATATGAAACAAGCCACCACCTTGTAATGTTAAGGACTGCCAGTCGCCTTTATTCATCATAATATTTAATGCTTCAGACTGTTGTTCAACTGGCATCTGCAATACATACTTAAATATCTCTGCTAAATCGTGTGGTTGTGCTTGTACATAATAAGGTGCAATAATAAAATCAAATATACAGATAGCCAAATATGTTAATGCAGCTATTGGACGCCATAATGAACGCATCCATTTAGCAATAGGACCATTAGAGTTGTTGCTTGCTATTGGTGTTACTGATAAATGTTCTGATACCGCAGTTTCTCTAACTGCTGTCCTGGTTCTTGTCATAGTTCCTCGTTAAATTGAATGTAGTAATACCTTCATCCTGTACAATATTACTTATCTTAATTGTCGAGTCAGTTCTTGTGATTACTTTTGCATACAAACTATCCACTAAGTGGTTGCGAAATCCTCGATATGTTAAACTACGTCCATGCGACTTATCATTAATTCCGTTCCTAAAATCACCAATTAAAACAACATCAGTACCTGTGCCACACACTCTTAGTAATTCTGATATGCTTTTTTGCATAAGTTCCACATCACTATTGTCAAATGGTAAACAATTAACTAATTTTAAACCATTTATATTATATGCATGCCAGTGTTGAATACGATCATCAGTTGAGCAGTCAAATTTATACACTTCACAATGATAACAGTTCTGTTTATCTACCATTGGAGTGTTATTAGAAATAATACATAGACCGGTATCACCATTATCTATCCATTGGTGGTATGCCGTCAATTGGCTAGCAATAGGATACGGAACCTGTTGCAGAAAGCACAGGTCATATTGGCCTAAGATTTCCTTAGGAAATTCGCTAGTGTTTCTCCAATGAACACTAGACGTCAGGATCTTTAGTGTCTGCGTGTTCATTTTCGTCTTTCAAAATTTCTACATCAGTTTTCTTTACTATATGTGTTAATAGACGATCTACTTTTTTCTGAAACCAAACGCCCATTTTGGTATCTTTAAACCACATCCAAAATGCTGACGCTATTACGTTCAGTACGATAACTTTGATTAAAACCCACATGCATCTATTTATATGGGTTTATTATAATTTACTTGAATTGTTTGTTGTGTTCTATAAGAGCGTTATCTTGGTCTTTGTAGTATTCTTCGTAAGCAATAATAATTGCTTGCTGTTGTTGAACTAGTTTTCGAATAGCGGCCATGTTGAGAGATAAATTCTCATAACCAGTATCGGTTAAACCAAATATTGCTCCATCTACGCTTTCTTTAGATAATTTGTGAAAAACATCATCTACATTTTCTGGTGTAACAATAATCCATTTAACTTCTCTCTGATTAATTGTATCTGTACTTGGTAAATTTAATGGAACACGTACTGCTGGTTTTACTTGTATTGCTACTTTAGGTGGATTAGTGCTACACCCTGAGAGGGCAAATGGGCCTAAAGCAAGTATAGATGTACCTACAATAATTTCTTTTAACATTTACTCGTCCTCCTTGGGATGATAGTTTGGATTGGCTACAGATGGACATTCTGTATTAATTTGACTTGGTTTTGTAGCAGTAATTTCTTTATTAGTTAAAGGACTACCACTGAGTATTTCAAAGCATCGCAATACCCTAGCAGATGCTTTACTTATTACTCTTTCAATTAATTTTGGTTTATTCTCAGCAAGTTTTCCAATGTCGCGTGTACCAAAATTAGCAGATAATTTACCAAATCTACCTACTAGATTGTCATAATCTTTTTGTGATTGTGCAAATCTTTGGTTTAAGTTGTCAACTACTTGTTGAATTTTTTCTCTGTCTCTGTCAGCCTGTGCTATTGCTTCATTTTGTAATGCAATTTTTGTATCTCTAACAGCTGCCTCGGCAATTAAAACGGCTTTTTCCTGTTGGGAATTTTGGTAGTACATGTAACCACCACCGCCACCGATGCCCATGATGACTATTAGAATCATGACTATGTATGACATAATTAACTCCTGCGTATAATAATATGCTACTATTATTTATTACTTCATAGGTACGCGGGCGTTAATTCTGAGTTGTTGTAACTGATCTTTAATATTTTGCTCTTTTGCTAGAAAAGAGTCATATTGTTCTGGGGTAACTGGAAGTGTGTTGTGTAATTCTTCCATCGTTAGTGTTTTACTGCTTTTATAATGTTTAAATGACCAATTATCAATGCCTGTTAGTTTTTCAACACCTGTTAACATTTCAGATAATACATCTTTGAATGTATCTTTACGTTCAAACTCTACAAATACAACGTAATCACCATCAATATTTTCACTTGAAATATTATCAGCATCTATAACATCTGTATAACCACGCTCAACAAATGACATTAAGTCCTTTGCGGCATCATTATTTTTAACTTCCATTGCTAATACAATAACATCCTTATCTTCACCTAATTTGCTTTTATGTTTATCTACAAAAATTGTAGAATTTACAAGATCTGCCAAATCTAAAGCATTGAGGTCTTCATTAATTGGAGATTCGCCTAAATGAGTTAAGTCACTTGAAAAATCACCACCAATTTCTTGTGTTGTTATTGTATCTGTAACAGGTATAGTAGGATCTGCAGATATTACTTTTCTTGCTGTTGTATTTGATTTTGGATCGTTTGTTGTTATAGTAGTTATGTCTGGTTCCCCATCTACTCTTTTTGTAACAGTCTTTTTTGTAGGCCGTAAATTATCACGTATTTTAGCAATATTTGCTTTTTCTTTTATTTTCTTTTTAGCTACATTACTTAAATTATCTTCTAAAATTTCTCTAAAATTTTTCATTAGATCATTCCTCCTTCCATTTCTGGCTCCATAGCCATTTCTGGAGCGGCCGCAGCCTGAGCAAGATTTTCTTGTTCAGCTTGTTCAATATCCTCCAAATCTAATTTTTCACCTTCCAACTCTACATAACCACGTTCAATGTTTGTCATTAACTTGCGTGGAATTTTAATATTAACTATCCAAATTGGCGTTTCTTTAGTTTCAACTTTTTGATGAACTTCTTGTTCACCTGCTTTCTTTGGATATACGTTTAAGTCTTTAATAGGTTTTGTTAATTTAGACTTTCTATATGTTATAGTAATATCATAGTCTAGTAAGCGTTTTGCGCCAAGGGGATTGGGCATTAACTTACGTGGCCACATAAATTCACATTCTACAAAATAACGAGAATGGGTAGGACCAACAACTAATTCACCCTTATCCCAGTTTTCAAACACATATAAATCAAGTGTATCTAAAACACGTTCAAAATCTAGTAAATTTTCTAATGCGTTGTTACTTAAATAGATATTTTTAGTATTATCTAAAACGTCATATAATTCTATTTTATTGGCCATAATCTTATTTATCCAATTTACCCCATTGAATGTTATTCCATAAGCGTTCATAGCCATAGTATAAAACCATTGTCAATATAGCACCTATTGTTAAAAGACCTGTTGACTTCCATGAACCTGTTACAGCATATGCAAGTATCGGCCAATATATAAAATTAAATACACGCCATATAATTGTTTTAACTAATGTTCGTTTATGCGAGTCAGGCATTCGTCTCCGTCCAATATATCTTGTGTTTTGTTTGTTATAGTTCCAGTGCATTGTAAAAGACATCGAGGTTCCCACCCTGCATTAGCGGTGGCGTGTGGCATATTTGCCCAATCAAACCAAAACACATCTCCTGCTTGCCATCTGCATAAACTTGTGCCAAACTGTATAAAATGGCCAGGCTTCCAGTCTTCTAAAAATATTAAAAATCGGGATACTTTAGATGGATCATCATTCATTTCATATAGCTTATCAATATGTAAATTGACCATTTCACCTGGATATTGTATATGAAATGCTGTTTTAGAGTTTAATAACCCTAAACAATCTACCATAGTTTGCCATATTCCAGTAATGTCTCTTGAGCGGCGATACATGACTGTATCAGGGTTTTGACCAGCTCTAACTAAATCATTAACTTCAGTATCTAAACTAGCATCACTATTATGATAATTTTTCTTTCTAGTTTTCCAAGTAACTGGCTCAACACTATTTTTAATTTGCTGTAATTCATTGGACCAGTCGCCTATAAAACGAGTAACTTTTTTAAAATCAGTCTCTTGACTAGGCAAACTCCATTCAAAATGATAGTTACTTTGTGCTTTGCCAAGATCCCAGTTGCTTTCCATACTAATATACTCCATCAAATATAAAATAATCTACAGTAAATGTTAGTTCAGCACCAATAAAAACTGCTAACCAATAATTATTTAACCAATCCCATAACTGCTTGATTACCCACCAAGCACATAATACTCTAATAGAGTATACCACATCAGCCCATATTATGTCAAGCCATAAAAACGAATCTGCTTCAAAATAGTTGTAAAATAGGATATTGTCAGCTAAAAAACTTAATTGGGCCATAAAGAATACTGCCCAATAGTAAGTTATATATTTGTTTAAGAACTTAACTATTGGTCCGGAAACAACCAATCTATAAAGTACATAAATTATATTAGTGACAGCTAGTTCTATCATACAGCGCCTTTCCGGTTACTTGCTAACTTTATTGTTTTATCTAATTTTGATTCTGCTTGTGATATGTATTTTTCATTAGCATCTTTAGATAATATTTCTGATAGTTTAGCATCATCTATTGTTACTTCATTTGGTAACAATCCTAGTTGTTTTTCTAACCATTGTAAATATCTTATCTCATACAAGTATAATAACTCTTGACTAGCAAATACTGTTTTATGGTTAAGTGTTATACTAACTAACTGTTTTATAAAAAACGGTGTTGTATGTTTTCCTCTTACACGTTCTTGCTGTAATTTTACAATATTACTATCTCTTCCTATTATAAGAAATTGAATTCTACAAAACTTCCTTGCTACTTCTATAAAACTATTATATGCTGGAATAGTTTCTACGCCATCATCAAAATAAGGACAACTAATACTTGTAATAAAATAATTGCTTTGTTCCCAATCAAATTCATTTAGCTTTGATGGATCTTTCCAACACTCTGCGAAAGGTTCTAAATCATGACCTTCCCAATACTTTTCTTGTAGTTTAGGCCATACAAATATATTTTTATTTTGTCCTAATGCTTTGCTGAATAAGTGATTACCACTACCTTGTGGTCCTGTCATTATTGTTAGTATTGGTTTCAACGTTAACAAGACTTCTTACGCTAGTGTCCATACTGTATCACTTGATCCATTAGCAATAATCTCTCTAGTCTTTTCAGATTTTAGTCCTGTAATCTGGATAATTGGTCTTGGGAAATTACTAGCATTCGCTGTGGCGTGTGGTGCATTTGCCCAATCAAAGATATGTGCCTCGCCAGCTTTCCATCTTTCATAGATAAAATTACCATACATATAAAACTGTCCTGGTCTCCAATCATCTAAGAAAAATGCAATACGACATATTTGTTCTGGATCATCAATACATCTATCCCATAGCTTATCAATATGTAAGTTAAACATTTGACCTGTTAATTGAACATGGGCTCTATATTTTAACTCGTCTTTACTGCCTATTACCCCAAAGTGTTCTTTCATTTTAACAAGCATTGGATAATCTTCTAACTCATCTTTCATATTTGTAAGCATAAGTTTTTTAGGATCTCCGCCTCCTTGTTCAATATCGTATTCTTCTTGTTTTAGCATTGGAGATTCGTCTTCTTTATCTCCATAGAATTTACGTGATTCCCAATTAATTGCTTTAGTTGAATTTTCAACTAATCTATCTCTATCTTCTTTCCAAAGTTCAGGATTATCAAATCGGCCTAATACCTTAAACCATTCACCTTCTTTATCTTTAACGTTATCATCAAAATGATATTCGCTATGTGCTACTGTCCAATCCCAGTTCGAATCGAATTCAGATGGGTCTTTTAAGGTTTTAGACCAATCTGTTTTGTGTATCATGTGTAATCAAGTCCTTTGTCTTTTCTTACTAAACTATTTATGAATATGCCTAATGCTATTACAATACATACAAGGAAGATAGGATGATTATAAATGTTAAATAATTCTCCCCATCTAAATCCTTCCATCGACGTTAAGCCTGGCTTCCATTGTTTGTAACCGTACAGTTGTAAGGTTCCCCAGAAGTATTCATCTATTTTAAATGCTACAACGTATGCAACTAGAATTGCCGGTCTACTAATGTTATATATTTTACATACAACACCAATAGCACTTAATATAGCAAGTAAGGCCAAGTCTTCCCAGCCACCTGTATATTGCATATTAGCATAAACAATTACTGCTAAAATAAATGTAGCATAAATCCAAAACGGAACTTCTAATATTTTAAGAATATATTTGTATAAGACTATACTCAACAATGCTACACCAACTGTTCCAAATATATAACCAAATGCCAGTGAATTTGTAAATTGTAAATCTTGTAGTAAACTTGGTGTGCCAATCTCCATACCGAAGTACATACAGATTGCCATAACCATAGCCGCAAATGGTGCCGCAGGAATACCAAACAAACAAGCAGGTATCATACTAGATACTTTCTGTGCATTGTTGGCTCCTTCACAGCCTAGTAATCCTACAGGATTACCTTCACCAAATGGAACTTCTTGATCTTCTTCTTTGTGTGCGGCTTTGGTTGCACCGTATGCTAAGAAGTCACCTACTGCTCCTCCTACGCCTGGCAATAAGCCAGTTACGAATCCAATTAGTCCACCTCTAACCATATCTTTCCAATGTCGTTTGCAATCACCAAAACCTTGTTTCAGTCCTGTCCAATAATTTCCTTCTAACGGTGGTGCCGCTGATTTTAATTTCTTTCTGAATCCGTCTAATAATTCAGGAACTCCGAATAAGCCTGATAGTAGAACCACCATGCCAATTCCATTTTGTAAATATTCCCAACCGAATGTCAGTCTAGGATTACTTACAACATCTTCTCCTACCATACCTACTGCTAATCCGAATATGATTGCACAGATACTTAAGAAAACATTTTTACTTGCAACAAAGCCTACACAGGCTAGTGCCATTGTCATAAAGCCCAGAAACTCCGGGCGTCCAAATAATACTATAATTTTTCCATAGTATGGAAGTAAAAAGAAAGTTAATGCCGCAAATACAACACCATTAAATGTTGAATCAGCAATAGCAATTCCCATTGCTCTAGCGGCTTGACCTTTCTTTGCCATAGGATAACCGTCAATAACACATGCCGCAGTAGTACTAGCGCCAGGAATACCAGTAAGAATACTTGTATAACTATCTGCACTCGCACAACTTGCCACGATAGCAGTTAAAAAGACCAACCCCAAATAAGGGTCGGCCATAAAATATGCTCCCATGGTAAAGACAGTTATCAGAGCAGTAGTTACACCTGCGATAGGAATAATACCAACTAACATTCCATAACAAGTGCCAACTAATGCCCAGATAACATATTCCATAGTGCTTTCCTTAGTCTAAAAGTTCAGGTTTGTAGATTGATGGGAAGCCATACGCTTCTTGGTTCCACTTCACCGCATCTCTTAGTGCTTTCTCTGTAATCAAAGATTTAAGAGCCGCTAATAGACTATCACCATCTTGAATCCAAGGATAAACACCTGTCTTAGCATAAATTTCTGCTGATGCAACTGGATCATTGATCATTGCAGTTACAGCCGATTTAACTTTTGCCGCATTTGGATTACCTTTGTTCATCCAAAGTGATTTTTGGATTGCGTCACGCCAGTTACGAGTAAGTTTATATGCTTGATATAAATCACCTGATGGTGCTTCGCCCCATAATCTTTCATACACATCTTCAAATTGTGTATTAGGGAAGTTAGGGTCATCCATTTGTATATTGTTTTCTAAGTCTAGGATACCGTGAGTGAACCATAGTTCATTACCTTCGATATCTGTATAGAAACGCTTCCATGCCGCTGGTGATTCACGTGCGATATCAAATTCACCATTTTGGAAACCTAGACGCTTTTCACCGCCTGATACACCGTTAACCCATACAACACGTTCTCTCCAACATGTCAAGTAGGCATCGATTGAACCGTTTTCTTGTGGGCCACAGATTAACATTGCCGCCGCGGCCGCATCTGGTTCAAAACCTGACCCGCCTGCGATTGTCCAAGTGCCTGATTTTTCATCTTTACCTTCTTGTTTACCAAGAACGATATCATTATTCATTGAACCAATTAGTTCATAATCAAAATAATTGTATCTAACTTTATCTAATAGAAACGATACACCGTTGCCACCGTGTGCAACCATGATTGTTTTATCATCAAAACGTAGACTATCGTGGAACTTGTTAAATCCAGGAATATCACGTGCGCCTGGAATGTGACGTACTACTACTGGTTCGCCTAGGAACTTTTCTAAGTTCTTAGCAATGATTTCACTCCAAACTGAAGTGCCCTTACCAGGTGCCTGTGGCACGATTAGGGTATAATCGGCTAACGCCGATGTTGCAATACCTATTGAAAGTATTGCCGAGATTAATAGTTTTTTAAACATTTGTTACTCCATTAATAAACTTCTTCATTATATTCTCCTATGAATAATTGATTCTATTTTTACGAAAATAGCAAAATCTTCCCAACCTCCTGTATACTGTACACAAACCCATATAACTATTGCAACGAGGCCTGTAGTCGCACCAGCACCGGGTATGATGCCGATTAATAGTCCATACAAAGTCCCGCCCAATAGAGCGATAATTTCATTCATAGGGGATAGTGTGTGTTAATGAACTTCCTAAGGAGCGTTACTAACACTTGGTAGGTAAATATATTTATTGTATTATATAATTTAGTCACAAAAAATGGCAAAATTATTAATATTTCTATCAAACTTTATAATAATGTTATCATTTGTTTTTTCAAATTTATAAAAATAAGTTGCCCATACATCTTGATTCATTAAATGTAATGAACTATTTTCTATATTAAAACAACCTATAATACCTAATAACATTGCACCATATTTGCCATTAGGTAAATTATTATTAATTTTCCACTCATAATTTGTTGTAGGATTATGCATGTCAAATTTAATAACATTTCTTAATATAGTAGTCGTTGTTTTTAATGCAGAACTATATAATTGCATTAATAATCTATGTTTATCAGATTGTTCAGTGATAAATGGTCTAACATTATACTTCTGTTTTCCAAAATTTAGATCAAACAAATCACATGTGATGGAATAATTATCATCAATATCTTTAACTCCAGTTTCCATTTCAATGATTTTATTATTATGACTATCTATTATTTCAAACATTTCTGTATCAGTAAATAAAGCAAATGAGCCTAATAACGTATCAGGTATTAATACAGCATGTCTTGTTGATTCATTGTATTTTATTAATCCATATAATTTACTAAGATCTATTCCAAAGAAATTACTTGTTATAAGTTCACTTACTATTACGTCTATCTTGGGTAGTTTATCAATTAATTCTTGATCAAATTCAGCATGAATTATAGTATATTTTTCTTCAGGTATATTTGCTTTTTGAAATATTCTTCCTGCCATCTCACAACAATCAATATTATGATCAATCATATATACATGCTTCGCACCAGAATGAATAGCAAATAAAGAAAGTACCCCGGATCCAGTTCCTATATCCAAACATATTTTATCATTACAAGAACTTTTTATTTGTTTATAATACCAATTATTCCTGTGACGATTAGTGAATAACATTTCATGATTATATGTTGTTACCATGTTTCAAAAGGTTCTATTCTATAATCTTTATCTACGGCATCTCTTTCTGAATAAAGAATTGTATTAACTGTTACAATATATCTTTCATCTGTATGATTTTTTCTAATCCAATGATTTAAGTAGCCAGGCCATATATTCATCATTCCAGATTTGGGTTGAATCTCAAATTCTTCAATTCGATACTCGTCCATATTATCTGTTCCTATATGATCAAGACCTTTCCTATATGAATGACTAGCTACTATAGCCTGAGTACTTGGATGCTCAAATACTATTGGAGCTGAATCTTCATCAACATATGGATACCACGCTCCCACAATCACCGCACCAGGATGAAAATGCATTTTAATAGAATCTAATTTCTTATACGACACAAACCAACTGCTTGATATTAGAACTCTAGGTAAATTAAACTTAACACAGTGCTCATCAAATGCAGTTTGAAAAGTTAACCACAGTGGGTATAACTCAGGAATTGATAATAATTTTTTATCAGATAATAATTTAGTCATCTCTTGTTTTTCATAATAATCACCCATCATTTCTATAATACGATCCGTACATACATGTTTTTTGATAAATCTAGTACTAAATGGTATTTTAAAAATCTCTGGATAATTTACTTCTTCTTTATTAAACTTTTCTAACTTTAATACTTTTCTATATGGATATAATGGCATAGTAAAACTTATTTCAAGTTCAGGATTTTCTGTATGTACTGAACCCACCAAATCTGTGCAACCTATTATTATAATACTGTTAGCCGAAATACTACGTATATTAATACAACACGAAAGTTCTGTGTCGGTAAATACAACTCTTATTTTATGTGTGCTTGTTGTATCGCGGTCGTTATGGTTGTCCAATTCAACTATAAATTTATAACAACTGCTGTCTGCCCCGCTCTCATTTTTAGGAACATCATTTCCTGCTTTAATTCCAGTCCATTCTGGCAATAGAGTATTAACCGTCTTCTTAATCTCTCGCACTTCTATGTTCTCTTCGATCAATACATCATCAAAAAATATTGACATTCTTGGATATTGATTATTTTCAACACCATATTCTTCCACAAATATTGCAATAATGTTATCTTCTAGCGCCATAATTATTTCTTTGACCAAACAAAATACATTCTTTCTTTGTAATCGTTTCTCAAATCTAATACATCTACTTTTAAAAAGTCAGCACAGTTAATTATAAATGTTGGTGTCCATTCATAAAAAGATATCCAACTGGATTCTGTTGGTATATGCGTTAGTCCTGGGTTTACTCTAAAATATATTTTACCACCAGGCGTTGTTAATTTTACTATATGCTCTAACTCTTTTAATATTTTATCAGTTGATCCAAAGTTAATTGAACCTAAGCACATAACTACATCAAATGTTTCAGAAGGATGATAATCTAAAATACTTACTTTAATATCTGCGTGACTATTATATGGGTCAATACCTATTAGGTTGTCTATTTTACTTTTAAACTCGTTATAGCCACAGCCAACGTCTAACACACTACGTGGTTTTAAACTATTAATCTCATCCACTAATGCTAATCCACTGTGCTTATATTTTTTAGTTTCAGACTGCCATACATTACTAAAGTATTTTTCCAATACTTTGTCATCAATTTTATTAACTAATTCGCCAGTATTGTCAAAACTAACATCCTCAACCCATACGTCAAACATACCTTGTATAGACTGCCGTAGTTTGTGATCATCTCGCAAGATTTGAGGAGATGTTTTAAACATATCCTCTAATGCATTAAGTATTTTTATATTCATTTATCCCACAAATTTTTATCAACTGTTTGTTTTAAATACTTTACTCCAGATGTGCCTCCAGTCCCAGGCTTATCCCCTATAATGCGTTCTACAGTTTTCATATGATTAAACTGCCATTTTTTAAACGCATTTTCTACATCGCATAACGCTTCACGTGGAAATAAACTTGTATTTGGACAACATTTGCTGGGTAAATCTCTCAATAACTGTTCTACTTCTATATATTGTGTTGATTGTTTGCCTGACGCTGAGCCTAGTGTGCTTCTAAATCTCTCGTAGTCTTGTGGGGTAAGTGTTGCTATAATGTCCCACAATGTATTTAAGTGATTGAATATTTTGGCAATGCGTTTTAGATCTGGATTAGTAGCAATGCTTAATTCGCGTATTAATACTTTAAACCATAATTCGGATGCTTGGTGTGCAACTATAAACATCAGTTCATTGCGATCCGATGTTATTGTGTTTTGTGAATTTAATATTGTATCTAGATCTAAATAATCGCCATAATTCATATTACGCACACTTTAATATCTTCTGCCTTATAACTTTGGTGTACACCTTCTATAGGACACTTTATATTTAACAAATTGCACGTATCAAAACTGTCTATCGCATTAAATTTTGCTTTATTAACTGCCATAAATGCTTTAATATTTTTATTTTGTAAAGCAATCTCTGCCTTCATCTTTTTCTCGTTTTCATACCATTCATAACTAGGATACGAGATTTCAAATCCGCCTGCCTGCATCCACCAATCATAGCATTTCTTGTTTGTTCTATACGTCAAAACTATTTTGCTATTAGGCCATTCTGTTTTTATATATTGTAAATTGTGTGCTAATGTGTGGCTTTTAATAATCCTGTATTTGTCTCTGCGTAAAATACCACTAAATGCTTTATTAAACTCTGCTTCGTTTTGTTTTTTATTGTGCTTATCTATGCTATCAAACCAATTACCAAATTCCATACCTGGATCAAAATAAGAGCCACTGTGTTTTGCTTTATAATCACTAAGTTGTGGCCCGCCTAAATATTCACGGTGGGGAGCGGCGTCTGTTTGATCTATATCAACAGATTCGTATATATGAGCGGCAACACTACTCCAACGTGATCCTGGCGCTCCTACTAAGAAAATATAACTCATATATTAAATTCATCCTTTATGCTTTGTGGTGTTACATACAACCACCTACCAATTAGAAGTTTACAAACTTGTATCTGATGTGCTGTTAATTCTCTATTAATAAATTTTTCAATATGTTCCTGCCAAGTCCCTTCCCATATAGATTCTATAGGAAACATGTTCAATTTATTCTTATAATTATTTAATATATCCGTTATATAAATATTTCTTTCAAAATTTCCAGTGTATAAATCTTCATAATTTATTTCACCACACACTTTTTCATCCTCACATAATCTAAGAAATTTATATGGTGTAGTTACAAACAGAACTTTACTTGGATCAAATAACAAGTCTGATAATTTAATAATATCCATAATATTATCTCCGTCATATATCCACGGTTCTTCTACTGGTTCGCCAGCGGCTATACCCCATAAAGGGTTGCTGGCTTGCCGCCGTATTATGTAATTACAGTGATAATATTTTACTCTCATTCTAAAATCTGCTACACTGTATAGTTTAGTATCTTTATTGATAGTTCTTTGCAATAATTCATGTACATCTTTTTCTAATAAAAAACCATCAAAATGATTTTCATACAAATCATAAAAAGAATTACACAATATTCCTATATCAGGCGGAGTTAATTCATGATTTTTCCATTCAAGTGGCTTATTTTTTAATGTCAATGGAAATCGATTTAAAGCATCTACCGCATGTGATGGAGATTTGGATTTGCGCTGATCATGCGCTAGTTGTAATAACCAGGAAACCAAAAAACCACCAGAGCCACCTTGATAGCGCACTACAAACTTACGTTCCATGTGAATATTTATTCGAAGAGCACCCGAACAAATCGTATTAGTGATATTTATATTCCTGTTTGATCGAGTAGTCGCAAATCCTCTGATAACCAATCAATAGGCCGAGCATGCCAGTGTAAATGATCTGGAATACTTCGTTGTTTTTTATCTATATAATAATTGCCTGATCCATATTTCTTATCACCAACACATGTTAAAGCATATTCCATCTCATTGTAATCTTTAACAGGTATAGACATCGTGTGCGATGCCCGCCAAACGACCATAGGCACCACACACGACATGCAATCTAATATGATCCAACGTGGATCATGATCTTCATATAAATGAATTATTGTATGCAATTTGCATAATTCACACGTCATTATTCATCTCCGTAAATTCGTAGTACCTCCTCTACAACGACGTGGCGTCTTATATCTCGGTTATTAAAATGAACCATATCTATATGCCTACATTCATTATACCTCTCAAGTAAATCTTGAAATTCGTATAATCCATTGTCATGGTATCTATCACTTTGGTCCAAATCTCCTGTAACTACCATACGGGAATCATCACCTATTCTTGTTAATAACATTTTCATTTGATTTCGTGTAGCATTTTGCATCTCATCTGCGATAATAAATGCTCTTTTAAATGTTCGTCCTCTCATATATGCTAGTGGAGATATTTCAACAATACCTTCATCTATCATACGTGATATGTTTTTTGGTGAATAATACTCTTGAAAGATATCAAAAATTGGGCGTGTCCATGGTTCCATTTTTTGTTGGATAGTGCCGGGTAAGAAGCCATGTTGTTCGTCAACTTCTACTGCTGGGCGGGTTAGTACAATTTTATCTACCTTGTTTTCTGAGTATGCTTTAAGTGCGGCTAAACATGCTAACATTGTTTTGCCAGTTCCTGCTGGGCCACATGCAAATACTATCGCATTGGCTGGATTAGTTAATAAGTTGATATAATCTTGTTGATTAAGTGATCTTGCTTTTAGTTTTATGTTTGGTTTTTTTAGTGTGTTTTTTGGTTTTCCATAATATTTTTCAAATTCAATAATTTTTTCGTCCATATAGTCGTAATGTGTGCTACGGCGTTTAGGACGACTTTTACGTTTTGACATAAGTCACCTCGCTTGCAAAGTTATTTCACACTCCACATTGTGTGATACAAATATTTAATATTAAACCCATACAATAATAACATCGTAGTTTATTCCAATAAATATACAGGCAAGTGTGATTCAATAACGATGACAGATGATGAATATGATGCGGTGTACTCACTGCTGAGAGAAGGACTTAATTCAATTCCGTTTAATCAACGTGTGCATTCCGGGTCTTGGAAAGAACTATTAGCACATATCAGTCTTAAGCATACTAATCCAGGAAAGTGTCAAACCTGTGATCACAAGTGTCATGGTTATGCTGGTGTAGGCGAACGCGTCAGCGGCCATTGCGGAAGTGATAATTGCGATTGTAAAAATTGTCGCTGTAATTTGTGTCAGCTTAAATACGGTAGAGGGTTTAGTAATTTAACTATCCCTATAAAATAATTATGTCAGTATATAACGAAAAAAATAAAAATACTTACTGCCCAGTTCCATGGCGTGAACAAATGGTAGATTCTAATGGTGAAATGAGACTATGTTGTATTGCTCAAAATATTATAACAAATGACGATGGTACTAATGTAAATATTTCTACTGATTCTCTAGAAAAAGTATGGAATAACAAGTACATGCAAGATGTTAGAACAGCAATGTTAGATGGTGTAAAAATTGACGCGTGTCATAATTGTTATAAGCATGAAGAAGATAGTGGATACAGTAATAGATTAAATGAACTTGAAGATATTCAAAATATAAGCGCAGGTGTTAAAAGGCTGAAGGAATATGATCATTACACAGCAGACTTCCCAAGTGATATTATCACAGATTTAAGACCTGATATTTATGATATACGATTTGGTAATTTATGTAATCTTAAATGTATTAGTTGTAGTCCAAATTATAGTTCAGAATGGTATGAAGAAGTTAGAAAATCTCATAATACTATGCAAATAGAGTTTGATGGTAATAAAGAACAAATAGATGCTGAATTCAAAAAATTAGGTGATTGGGGGAATTTTGATCATGGTACGGCATGGGATGACTCGGAAGTAAATCGTATTATTGTTAATAACAAGAGTGGTACTTTTGAATGGGTAAATAATACCAAAGTATTTGAAAACATATTAGAACAAATACTTAAATCAGATACTAAAAGAATATATATCACTGGTGGTGAGCCAACGATAACACAAGGCAATTATAAATTATTACAAGCACTAGTAGATAATAACGTAGCTAAAAATATACAAGTGTGGTGTAATACAAATTGTACAAATGCCAATCTAAAATTTTATAATTTATTAGCACATTTTGGTGATGTTAATTTAATGTTAAGTATAGACGGAGTAAGTGATGCGTTTGATTATATCAGATACCCAGGAAAATGGACACAAATAGAAAAGAATATTAAAAAAATTGTTGACTTTGTTAATGAAAATAAACTAAAACATTGGAATGTATCATTAGTACCAGTTATACAATTTTTAAATTTATTTGATTTAGAAAACTTAATCGAATACTATTACAGAATGCTTTTATTAAGTGATTATGGTCCAAAACAAATTCGATTTATGCCAATAACTTTAGATGGACCACGATATTACCGTATTCAAAATGCTGAATTGTCTGTTAGACTAGAAATAAATGAACGTCTACAATCAAAATATTGTAGCAAAGAAATAATAACAGACCGTGTTTGGCCTGAAATTAAATCGGGCGAAATAGACATTTATGATACAGTATCACAACCATTACTAGAATGGCTTAGAATTTTAAATCTTACATTAAAACAAGAAGCAAATGATGAAGAAAGAGATAATATTCCTGACTATAGAAAACAAATATTAGCGAATCACGAGTTTTATAAGAAATATAGAAAAATCAGCCATTTAGAAACATGGTTTACTGATACATATAACAAACTTACCATATCATAATATACATAAAGTAAATAAATACGTCGGGAGATGAAATATGGCGGATAATTCTATGAATCGTCGCTCTAGCGACAATTCTATAAACAAGGGACTTATACTATCAATGGCAGTGGCCTTTTTAGTTCAAGCAGGTGGATTCATTTGGTGGATGTCTGGATTAAATTCAGAAGTAACACGACTTGCAAGTATACAAGGTCAAGCAATACCTGCATTGGAAGCAGAGGCACAGAAATGTGGAATCGCGATTCATAACAATATACAAGCAATTAAAGACATACAAGAAAACGAAGAGGCCATTTCAGGACTAGACGTTTTAGGCTTTAAAGTTGATCAACTCAGAGAAGAAATTAGAACATTACGTGAAGTTGATCGAGAAATTATGAAACAACATGAAAAGATATTTGAGTGGATGGCACAGAATAGTAGTAGCCGTGGTAGTGGTGGTTATAATTAAGAGTTAATTTGAGATAACTCTACAAGTGTTGCACTTAAATTAATCTCTGGATCAGCGGCTAATGTGTGATTAACTAATCCCTTACGTATAATTAAAATTGCTTTATCCGTGCCGTCAGGATTATCTGACCACAACTCCAAATTATCATACATCCAACGATACATGTCGTCAATCTCATCTGGGCGTATTTGCTTACACAATAATTCACGTGCCTCTCTATACTGACCTTTTTTAACTAACTCTACCATATCAATTTTATAGTCACTAATGCCAGCATCTTCACTATGCGGAGATACAAGTTTGCCTGTAGTGCTATTCATTTGTAGTAAGTTAATACACTTACGCAAATCTGGATAAGTTGCTTTTACATAATTGTCTAACACATCAAGTTCAAACTCAACGCTTTCCTCCAACATTATGTGTGCTACTCTCGCAGTAAACTCTGTTGGATCAATTTTATCAATGTGAAAGCCTTGACATCTACTGTGTAATGCTGGAATAACTTTATGTGGATAATTACAAGTTAAAATAAAACGTGCTGTGTCGTGATATGTTTCCATAACACCACGCAATGCCGCCTGTCCGTTGGGAGACATATAGTCTGCCTCATCAAGCAATACAATTTTAAATTCACCAAATGGCAATGTGCTAACAAAGCCTGTTACTTTATCTCTAATACTATCTACAGAGTTTTCCCTACTAGCATTAATCTCTAGCATATCATATTGGTCAATGTCAAGTGCTGTAATTAGTATTTTTGCCAACGTTGTTTTGCCAACACCAGCCGCGCCACTAAACAATAAATGTGGGATTGCCCCACTTTTAATCCAACCCTTAACTTGTTTTCGTTGACTTTCATCACGAAATACATAAGAGTCTATGTCAGTTGGCCTGTATTGTTCAGTCCACAGTTTTTTCATTAGTGCCTAGGAATTTGTCTATGTGATCTTTGTAATTTTGATAATAATAATCAAAGAGAAAGTCATAATCGTCTGATATATCATGTATCTTGCTACGCCGCAATATCTTTTTGTTTTCTAAATCTAATACAACGGTAGCACTAATAAAATCTTTATCTCGTAATTTATTTGTTATGCTTACCTTCTCATCATATACTAGGTTTTCTTTAAGATAACCTTTCTTTGACGTTTGACTAGGATCTGCTGGTTTCCCTGCATATTGAATTACTAAAAATTTACCTTTCATATGCTTATTATACTACTCATCTAGGCATTTGTCAAATATTATACACTAGTATCAATTACTGTATTTTCACCAATGCCATATTGTTCATGTTCTGGTGGACGCTCATCACTTATAAGTAAAATTTCTTCTGGGTCAACCATTCGTATAGTTTTTTCTTCGCCATCTACTGTGCGAACTTTTAAACCACGTGTCCAACGGCCATGTTCAACAAGTATCCATTGGCCCTGCGATACTTCATGTTGTAGCGGGCCAATGCGGTATACTTTCCCCCAACGTGGACGAATGCCACGTTCTATTGCGTTATCATCTGGAATAACAATGCCAGTTTTAGTGATAGTTTCACCAGTTTTTAATTCTTCTACAACAATTCTATCTTGAATTGCTCGCAACTCACCACTTAATTGATATGTTGAAAATAATTGAACATCATTCCATTCCATTTTGGACTCCTTATCCTAAATCGAGATTATCCAACGCGCCTGTAACCGCCTTAGGTAATTTTGCTTCTGCTTCTGCTTTTTCTTCTTGAGCCTTATTTTTTGCTTTGGCCGCCGCCTTTTTGATTTTCTTTTCTAAAGCAGACTGCGTTGCCTCATCAGCAACAACAGTTGGGTCTGCTGATATAGCAGGTGGTGCCGGTGTTTGCTTCGGTGTTGATGATACTTCCGGTGCTGGTTGCTCTTCAACACTCATTGCTGGTGTTACAGTTGCTGGATTTTTTAAATCATCTGGAATTAAATCTTCAGTAATGGACCCTATTGGTTGAGACTTTTGTACAGCATTTGGGTTATTTGAATAGTATTCTTGAACTAGTTCAGAATTGGTCCGTATTACTTCGCCCCCTGGGCCTATTTCATCACCACGAGCATTTACTGGATTATTACCAACTGCTATCGCCTCTTCATTATGTAGCAACATTGCTTCCATATCAAGGTGTTTCCCGGCGGCTGTTCTGTAAGTTTTTCGTCCTGTATTTTGTGCCATTTTAATTTTTCCCTCACATTATATACATATATTATATTTATTTAAAGAATTCATCTGGTGATAAATTATATTTTATACTGTCAATCTTATGAATACCTAACAAATATAAAACATAACTTGCCACACTACTACCCCTACCTACACCCCATACTATATTATTATCACGCATAGTGTCTACAAAATACTTTAAAAAACACAAAGCATCAAAGAAATCTATCTTCTGATACTCTAATAGTTCAAGTCCTACACGTTGCAATTCTGCATCAGTTTGACATAGATTTAACAAATATTCAGCAATATCTAATTCTTTATACTCTTGAGGCATATACCAGTTTTGCTGATATTGTTTATCAAATTCTTCAACACTAACATTTGGCTCTGTATATTGTTCAAGTTTTTCATTGGGCAAATACAAATTAGCAATCGCATCATTAAACTTCTCAACATCAGTGATGTTAAGTTTAGTTAAATCAACGTTGGGATTATTGTATAAAACGTTGACTACTTCCTTTTCATTTAATACGTAATCGCCAAATTTATTCATCATTAATTTTTATTTACATCAATTAATTCGTCATACTTCTCTTTACCTTCTTCCATAGATTTTGCATGTCGACGGGTCATTTCTTCTTGGTATTCATTTAATATTACGACCATTTGATTTATAGCACTAAACATACCCGCAGAACTTGCTTGCCCCATTTTAGAATTTAATTCATTTATTTTTGCAAGCAATTCATCATCAGAAAGATCAGTTACGCCTGTTACTAATGGATTATACATATTTAATTACCTCACAGTTTACAATTAGGTTTATCAGTTAATTGGTTTTGAAATTTATTCTTCCATTTATTCAAATAATTACTATACCATGAAGGTATATATAAACCCGAGTCAGTTATTAATTCTTGTTCAATAATCATTGCTTGATATTCTAGTAACGCAACACATAAAGAATAACTACCGCGGCGCGTCAGTCCGTGTCTATGTTGAACATAATGTACTACTTCATGTATTATACTGCCTACGTCATATGCATCATCAAGTAATAAAGTTTTTTTAAGAATTAATGTGCTTCTACCTATATCATAATATGATTCTACTGCATCCTTTTGCATACAATCTTTAAATTTTATACTAGTAACACTTTTAGATTTAGTTTTACACCAAGAATGCTTTATTTCGTCTGCATGTCTTAATTCTATATTCCACGAAACATCAAATTCCACAGGAGTAGGAAATCTACCTTCCAATTTTTTAATTGTATTCTCAACAATATTATAAATTTTTATACCATTTGTCGGATCGCTTATATCTGACCAAGATGCTGATGGTATCATTATACATAGAAGTATTGCGAGTATATATTTCATTAACATATTATACTACAGAAAGGGGCAAATGTCAAGCAGTCAAAGTGCCCAGCACAGCCGAATCAGTCACTTTTTCCGATATTTGATCTATATTCTCAACATCTACCACTAATAACATACCCCAGCCACAATTAAACACACATTCAAACTCGTGTTTGCTCATATTCATGGGAAAATTTTGGGTAGAAGTGAACAATGCTGACCACCAGTCTTTTAATTCAATATTGATATTGTAATTTAAGTGATCTGGCAGTATTCGAGGCAAATTACCGTGAATTCCACCTCCTGTAATGTGAGCCGCACCTTTAATAAGTGGTAAAATGGGTAAAACATCGTCAGTATAAATGCGAGTTGGTCTTAAAATGTTTATATGATAAATTCCACCATATAATTGACGTAACAAACTATATCCGTTACTATGTGGGCCACTGCTAGGGATACCAATGATAACATCACCTTCTTTCATTAAGTCTTTTTTAGGTAACTCATCTATAACAACGCCCATACAGAATCCAGCAAGGTCAAACTTATCCCCTTCATATACGTCAGGCATCTCAGCAGTCTCGCCACCAACTAATTTACATCCTGCTAATTCACATCCTGTTTGTATACCAGATAGTATTTCTTTACTTTTTTCTAAATTAAGACTACCCATTGCGTAATAGTCTAAGAATGAATGAGGTTTTGCGCCGTGACATAGAATGTCGTTGGCACACATAGCAACTAAATCAATACCAATGGTATCAAAAACGTTTAATTGCTCTGCTACTAGTATTTTTGTTCCTACGCCGTCGGTGCTGAGGACTATTTTAGTGTCGCCGAGATTGATAACGGCTCCATAGTCAGAAAAGCCAAGTTGTTTAACTAATTGATCTGCTTTAGCAATGTCTACACCGGCGTCTTTGTAGGCGTCGGTCATAATAGATTCCTATAAGTTAGTATTACCTATATTCTTCAGCCGATGGGGTTTCATCATGTGCGGATCTTGGGCCCAAGAACATTTTTCCAACAATACTTTCTACTTCGTCCCATGATGTTATTCCGGCATCCCCAATCACACGGCCATCACCATCTTCAATCTTCCAAGTACCATTACCTATATCAGTGACTGTAGCAAAATGAGTGCCGGTATCTTGTTCTTTGAACCAAAAGAATTGCGAATTCGGACCACCACGGCCAACTGACCATGCTCCTCCACCAAAAGCATCATCTGGTTCCAGATCGTCATTTGTTATACCCAAATTTTCCCAATCACCGGATATCATAGCTTCTTCTATTGGTAAGCCTGCTAATTCTCGTAATTTTGTTATATCTAAAACTTTCATAATTTTAACCTATCTAGATTCTATTATACATTATAATAAGGAATCTTTGCGTTAGCACCGTTAATCTCAATCAATAAGTATCCTGCAGGGTCAGTTGGTAACGAAGATGCCGCACCTGTTGTTGCAGAAGTTGTCACATATGTTGCCGCATGAACTGCTAGTTTAATTCCACCTGTACCATTTGGTGCAAGTGCAAGAGCCTCATTAGTATTGTTTGTTGTTATGGTAGCATCAGTGCCATTACCATCAATACTAATTTTCCCAGTACCGTTAGGATCTAAAACAATATTTTGGTTGGTGCCAGCAGTTTTAATTGTGCCGTTACTACTACTTGTCATCTCAATATCAGCATCAAACACAATGTCACCTGCATTTGAATCTAATTTTAAATCTCCTGACGAGGTAGTAATTGTTGGTACGGTACCACCAATTAACAACGTGCCTGAGCCATTCGGATTTAAAGCAATATTTGCATTTGATGAAGCAGGTGTTTGGATTGTCGGAGTACCAGCAGTTGTTAATTCTAACACATCGGTTTGTAATGAATTCAAACCAAATACATCAGCGTCTAAATTAACTGTAAATTTGTCAGTATCAACGTTTACACTAACATTTGTACCGCCTGAAATTGTAAGTGTATCGCCTGTATCAATTTGTTCTTGTAATGATATTACACCACCTGATGTGTATGCTGTAAACGCTGAGCCATCGGCAGTTGTTGTTAATCCTAAATCAGTGTATAGTTGAAACGTTGTTGATGTTACCCGTTTGGCATAGTACGTGTTACTATTCAGTTCTGTCATACCTACAACACCGGCAATCGAAATCTTGGCACCATCGTCTAGATCATATTCTTGGAATTTGTCAACTTCACCGCCTGAGATGTATGCACCATAACCAGTACCATTAATACCATTTGATAACCAGATATCAGTATACAAAGCAAACGTAGTAGAATTAAGAACATCAACGTAAAAATCAAGATCATTTAGTTGTGTCATACCTACAACGCTTGTGATTTGAACTCTATCTCTATCTGACAAGTTGTGAGTGCCTGCTGTTATTACTACTGGATTTGCTTGTGTAGCAGCTGTTATACTTCTTGTTGAACCATCAGATGTTGTAATTACTACTGGATTTGCTACCGTAGCACCCATCATTCCGATAGTGACACCATGGCGCAAAGGAATATTTGCAATTGACCCACCTGCGACAGTAGCATCTACGTATTGCTTTGTCGTCAGGGAGTTGGCACCATGTCCTGCACGGTCCTTATAACCTGCTGGAACCGTTACTGTGCCTGTACCATTTGGTGCAAGTGCTAATGCTTGGTCAGTAGTTGATGTTGAAATAGTCGCTGTTGCGCCACTTAAATCAACTGTACCTGTACCATTTGGTGCTAGTGTTAAATTACCATTGGTGTTTGTTGTGGCAACTGTACCAGCATCAAAACTTAAATTATCTGTAGCAACTACACCGGTTCCGTTTGGAGTAAGTGTAATACCACCGTTTGTATTAATAGCACTAATTGCATTACCTGAAACTTGCAAGTTACCTAGTGCTGAATCACTCTGTGTTTTATCTTCTACTAGCACAATTGTGCCACCATCTATTGAACTAAAATCGTAAATGTATGTTCCAGTTGCTGGAAAAGTAATTACTAGTGAACTAATCCCTTGGACAGTCGTTGCACCTAATGTAACAGCCGACGGCAAGGTTAGCGTATGTGCTACATTAGCAATTGTAACAATAAAACGCATTCTGCCACCTTTTCCTGACGCTGGCCAGTTACTAAATGCTAATGTGCCGCTTGCATTTAATGTAGCAGTATGGATTATTGCTGTTGCGTGGTCTAATGTTACAGCGCCACCAACTGTGCCTAATGCATTTACTACATCGGCATTATTTTTCATTAATGCTTCACTGATTGTACCAGTAAAGTTAAAATCGTTCGTTGCACTTAACGTAACTGAAGACGTTTGTAACGTCTCTATTTCCGTCTTTGCCGCCGTAAAATTTGTTTTTATATTTGTAAAATTGTCTCTAAATCCTTGACTGTCATTATCTTGACCAGCTACTGGATATGTTCCGTCAATATTACTAGGGTTTATTGAACTTGCCATTTATTCATACACTCCTGTCTGTGGGAATTTCAAGTATTTATCGTTTTCTCCAACTTTTGAATATGTTCTCGGTGCATACTTTCTATAAATCACGTGATATTTTACGTTATTTAATGGTATTGTAGTATACTCTATTTGGTTAAATTGCGCCACATAATCTTTAACTGGTGTTAATAATAGATCTGTACCTATAAATTGTCCACCCGACGTATATGCTGTATACCCTGTACCATCTACCGCAGTTGCTAATGCTACGTCTGTATATAAAGCAAATGATGTTGAATCAATAACATCTACATAATATATATTACCATTCAATTCAGGCATACTTCCTAAATCATATATAAATTCATCATATGAATAACCATAACCTGGCAAATTGACAATTTGTACTTTTGTACTATCAATTAAATTATGTGCCGTGATTGTAGTAATTACTACAGGATTAGCTTGTGTGGCACCAGAAATATCACCACTAAATCCTGGATTTGTAACATGTATCTCAGCAGAATGATTTACATAATGATTTAATGTAAATTTCTTTGTAGAGCCATCACCTGTAATTGTTTGTATAGCATCTATAAACTTCATATCTTTATTATCAATTGTAGTTGTTAATGAATCAAAAGTTGTTTCTTTCCTTGCGGCATAATAACCAGTATCTATATTAAACGATTGTGTTAAATCAGTATCCCACTCATATCTGTCAACCTCAAATAAAAATTTATTTGGATTAAATTTGGATCGGTTAATTAAAAATTTAATACGCTCTGCATTACCTGGTTCTACATACACCAATGGTACTGCTAATTTATGTTGTAAAATACTACCATCTGTTTGTTCAGTTGACATCCAACTAGGTAATGATTTTGCTTCGCTTACTACTTCGCCAACATTTGTTTTTAAAGTTGCTCTCATATTTTTAAAACTATTTGGATAGATATCATACGCCTTGTCCCAAGTTGTCATATCTACTGTATAATCTGGCAGGCCGGGCCCATCTGTTATACTAGCTCGTATTTTTTCACTAGATGCAAATACTGGGGCAAAATCATGTATGCTACTTGTATTTAAATCTAACAAAGTATCTGTTGAAGAACTGATTTCTATTATTTCATAATATATAACTTCATATTCTACTTTGCCATTTACATAAGATCGCGCACTTTTAAGATCTCCAAAACGTAATTGTTTAGTATAATGATACTTTTCCATTATTGTCATATAATCTTTAAGATATTTTGGATTTAATCCTGATTTGACAAGTATTTTAATATCACGTTGTAAACCAAACTGATCATCATTTTTTCTATATAATGATGCCTGATCAAATGTGTTAAAATCTGATGTAAAATCTTCCCAATTTGCTCTATTTGCTAAACTAGGTTTAGCAACACAATATAAATTCTGCCATGGTTTAAATGCTAATGATTTAACTGTAATTGAATAATTTTTAAATGAACTTATACCCAATCCACCAGCAATGTCACCACGACCAATTGCACCAGAGCCGCCGCCACCAGTAAAAGTAATAGTTGGTTCATGTGTATAGTTGTCGCCTCCCGCCGTTACTGTAATCGCATTAACAGCACCACCAGATACGGTACAAGT